GAAGAAAATTCCGATACTATGGCCGTTTGGGATCTTGAAAAGAGTGCGTGGAGATCTTTCCGCCTAGATAGTGTATCAGCTATTCAATTTGATTTGTGAGATAATATGCCAATCGCGACAGATGAACTAAGTAAAAACGCAATGGGTGGTACTGAGATGATGAAGTACGGTTTGCAAGACCGTATCGATCCTCAACTACTCGACCACTTCCACATTACCGCTAGCCGCTTCCGCGGAACTAGCCCTGGTAAGCTGGAACTATACTGGCTACACGACCTTCCTGGTGATCCAGAATCCCAACACCTCGCTAATGGTGGATGGAATAAGTTTGAGAAACTAATCTTTGTCTCTAACTGGCAATTCCAACAATACCAACAACACTATGGACTTCCTTGGTATAAGGCAGTTGTATTGCAAAATGCAATCGAACCAATCTATACAAAAGATAAGTCTAAAGACAAAATCAAAATTATCTACAACACTACTCCACATCGTGGATTGGAGATTCTCGTTCCTGTGTTTGATAAGTTGTGCGAACGATATGACAACATTGAACTAGACGTATTCTCTTCGTTTAAAGCGTATGGATGGGCTGACCGAGATGAGCCATACAAAGACCTATTCAAATTCTGTGAAGAGCATCCTAAGATCAATTATCACGGTTATCAACCGAATGATGTTGTAAGGGCTGCATTAGCGGAAGCACATATCCAAGCATATCCTTCTATTTGGCTAGAGACATCGTGCATGGCATTGATGGAAGCAATGAGTGCTGGTTGTTTGTGTATTCATCCTAACTACGGGGCATTATACGAGACAGCAGCAAACTGGACTTGGATGTACCAATGGACACAAGACAAACGTGATCATGCAGTTACATTGATCAACCACTTAGCAATGGCTATTGAAAATTATTGGACGGATGCTGTACAAACACGACTCGCTGGACAAAAATCATATGCTGATGTATTTTACAGCTGGCAATACCGCACACACCAATGGAATGCACTACTTAGTGGAATATTAGAAGACCATAATATTAAGTTACCTGAAAAAACTGTTGACTAATTAGCGTAATTTAATTACAATAACCGAATGATTATCATAGACATCAACCAAGTGATGATCGCCAATATTATGGCTCAGCTTGGTAATCACACTAATACTGTGATTGAAGAGGATATATTCAGACATATGGTGCTGAATAGCATTCGTTCGTTCCGTAAAAACTTTGCTGATTATGGTGAGATTATTATTGCCTGTGATGATAAAAAGTACTGGCGTAAGCAAGTATTTCCATACTATAAAGCTAACCGTAAAAAGGCACGAGAACAGTCGGAAATTGACTGGAATCAAATCTTTAATTGTCTAAATAAGATTAGGGATGAGTTGAAACAATACTCACCATACAGGGTGTTGCAAGTCGAAGGTGCTGAAGCAGACGACATTATAGCAACACTATGTATTGAGTATGGAACCATCCTACAGTCAAGTGAAAGAATATTAATCTTATCAGGTGATAAAGATTTTGTACAATTACAAGTGTATGGAAACGTTGAGCAGTATAACCCTGTTCTTAAAAAGCAAATTAAGAACGCTAACCCTCACAAATACTTACGTGAGCACATTCTCAAAGGTGATAGAGGGGATGGCATTCCTAACATCATGTCATCCGATACATGCATCATCGAAGGTGAACGTCAAAAGCCTTTGCCAGCAAAGCGAATCGAGCATCTCACTAACATCGCCGATTTGTCTAAAGTACTCCCACAAGATCAACTGAACAACTTTAAACGAAACGAGCGTTTAATTGACCTCCACATGATTCCTGAAGAACTAAAGAATTCTATTTTAGAGAAGTATCATAGCGAAGCTAATAAATCGAAAGACAAGTTGGCTGAGTATTTTAAGAAGTTCAAACTCAAAACCTTGACTGAAAATATTGGTGAATTTTAATATGAGATTAGGTATATTTCAAATACTAGAGCAAGCATCAGCTCTCAAATCGACGGAAGATAAAATTAACTTTCTCCGTCAAAATCAAAACCCAGCGTTGCATACGATTCTGCGATATGCATATGACCCAACAATTGTATGGGATCTTCCAGAAGGTGCTCCACCATTCAAGGAATGCCCATACCCTGCCCAAGAGCTACGCTTAATGTCGGAGGTACGTCGTTTGTATCTCTTTGTTAAGGGTGGCAATCCTAACCTTACTAAGTTGCGTAGAGAAGCTCTTTACATAGAACTATTAGAATCAATACATCCAAGTGATGCAGCGATCCTTGTTGCTATTAAGGACAAGAAGATTCCATACAAAGGAATCACAGCTAAACTAGTTAAGGAAGCATTCCCAGGTCTTATCGCGGAGCAGAGTAACGATGAAGAGCGAACAACTTCATAAAACGAAAAAAACACACAGATCTTTTAAAGACTTCGGAGACGATAGTCACCATTTGTCTAAGAAAGCAAAAACGCAGCAATTAGCGAAAGCTAACAACGCCATAGATAAAGCTATAAGGCGTAAAGATTGGAAAGTCATCATGGATGACAATTATTAATAAGGAGACTTAAAATGGAACTAATTGTAATTTTAGCAATCGTAGCAGGAATTGGATTTCTTGTATACAAATCATTTTCACCAAAGGTAGCTGAAGTTCTAACACCGGAACCAACACCTGAGCCAGCCCCAGCACCAGTAGTCGAAGCCGCCAAGAAACCAGCTGCTAAGAAAACTGTTGCTAAGAAAGCTGCACCAGCAAAGACTACTACAGCACGTAAACCACGTACAACTAAGAAGTAAATGCCAATCTATTGTTTCCGTGACACAAAGACTGATGAAGTATTTGATATTATGATGCGCATCAGCGAACTAGACAAGTATAAAGAAGCAAACCCCGACCACATAAGAGTGATCGAGGCGCCTAACATTGTCTCAGGTGTGTCTATTACCGGAAAGTTGGATAGTGGATTCAAAGACGTATTATCTAAAATCTCTGAAGCACATCCAAGTTCTCCGTTAGCAGAAACTCACGGAAAGAGATCGATTAAGCAAGTGCAGACCGAGAGAGCAATCCGTAAATGGAGGAGCTCTGAATAACAACAACTAACCCAAATCGGTAGGAGAAAAATGGCTAGCAAACGCTCAAGTGCATTGCACGTAGTAAACACATCAGACACACAACAAACTGAGCAACCATCAAAACAACATTTGCCATTGAAAATAAAGTTGGACCACATGAAAACGTTTGGTCCGCTAACTGATAACCAAAAGAAGTTTTATGATGCATATAAGCGCGGCGACTATTTTATAGCGTTGCATGGTGTAGCAGGAACGGGAAAGAGCTTTATAGCACTTTATAAAGCACTAGAAGAGGTATTAGATAAGGGTAATCCTTTCGATAAAGTTATTATTGTTAGATCTGCTGTACAAGGCAGAGAAATTGGTCACCTTCCAGGCGACATAGAAGGTAAGTTAGAGATTTACAGACAGCCGTATATGCAGATTTGCGATACATTGTTTGGTAGAAGAGATGCATATCAAAGATTAGAAGAGCAGCATCATATTGAATTCATATCGACCTCGTTTATTCGCGGTATGACATTTGATGATGCTATTATTATTGTCGACGAGATGCAGAACATGACATATGAAGAAATTGATACAGTTATGACTCGTGTTGGTCATCGCTCAAAGATCATATGGTGTGGGGATTATAGACAGTGTGATTTGAAAAAGAGAGATGATAAATCCGGTTTGCTCAAGTTTTTTGAAGTCGCTGCTTTAATGTCAGCGTTCACGCGAATCGAGTTTACAACTAATGATATTGTTCGTAGTAGTTTAGTGAAAGATTATATCCTTGCAAAGATTCAACTCGAAGACTCAAAACCGTAAATTGTTTGAGCGTCAAGATCTACCACAAATAGATCTTGAATCAACCACGATCGACGGGAAGCGCTACTACTGGACACCAGATGGCGCTCTCTATCCATCCGTAACATCTGTCCTTAGTAGTAACGAAGAAAAGAAAGCCGGACTTCAACGTTGGCGTAATAAGGTCGGTGAAGCAGAAGCAAATAGGATTTCTCGTAGAGCATCAGGTCGCGGAACTGAACTGCACAACATCTGTGAAGACTATCTGTTAAACAAAAACACATACCTCCAAAAGAGGATGCCTCTTAGTGTTGAGTTGTTCAAGAACATCCAACCCGTTCTAGACGAACACGTTGATGTAATATATGGTAACGAACTAGCGTTATTCTCTCATACGCTAAAGACAGCCGGCCGTACAGATATGTTCTGTCGGTTCATGGGTGTCAATACAATTGTCGACTTTAAGTCAGCAACGACAAATAAGAGAGAAGATTGGATTGAGGACTACTTCTTACAATCAACAGCATATGCAATTATGCTAGAAGAAGTGTACAAAGATCTCAGACCAATTGTAATTCCACAAATTGCTATCGTAATTGCTGTGGAAGAAGGAGAGAGCAAGTATCAGTTGTTCCTCAAACAAACTTCAGAGTACAGAGAAAAGGTCAAGTATACTTTTGGACAGTACGCTGAAAACAATCCCCTCCCCAAAGGTGTAAGGACAGACGATCTGTTCGAAAAAGCACTTTAAAATTAACTAGTTATAGCCTGTTGACATTTGCTCAAAGGTTGTGTAAAATAGACTCTACCTTATCTGATAGAGGATTTACCGAATGGTTAATATTCAAAGTGTGTTCAAGAAGTACGATATCAATCCGAATGGCTCCATCAACCGAGCAATCCAGAATGTTAGTTTGGCTATCTCTGAAGCACCCGATCCATTTGTCACGTCCAATCAGATTATTAGTGCGTTAGGTTGTAAGCCTATACGTGATAGTATCGATGCACAAATCATTGCAAAATGTCTAATTGAGCAAGCAATACTACAACGTGAGGAGTATATACCGGAGTTTGCCCTTACCAAGGCAAATGAGAAGCTCGCTAATATGAAGGTAAACCATCCCTATTGTTTTGTTATGAAGGAGAGTACTGTGGAAGCAACTGCAACGTCTAAACGTGGTGGCGATAAGAAAGCCAAAGCCTTGGAGATTTTTGAGGCTAACCGTGATAAGAAGCCTAGCGATGTCGCTAAGCTGATTCAGATGGAACTTGGCATTACGTTTGCCAACGCTTATTACTACGTATCGCGCGTATTTAAGTAAGCATTTTCCTATGGCCCTTTTGTTAGGGGTTATAGGTCTGTTAATTGGAAAAATCCTGTGTCCACTTGGATAATGCACTGTCAATGACGTCCCTGGTTCGAAACACACGTAATACAGTTGTACTAAACGGAAAGCAAGGTTAGCATCGGCCGGTGTCCTTGTATAAAGTTTAGACGATAAAAGCAAACGGCAGTAGGGTGATTGCTGTCCATAACAATTAACAGACCTATAATGTGTTAAATATTTAAAGGATCAATATGAGTATCATATATTTAAGTACACGTTCGAAAAAGACTCGCAAGCAAAAGCAGAAGCAGAAAGATGCTTGGGAGTTGTATAAAGAGAAGTATGGCCTTAATGAAAATAGAGGTCGTACTCAACAAATCGTTAAGACATGGGCCGAACCAAAGCTAATGTCTCTACGACCTGGTGCGCTTGATCATAAACAACACAAATCATTGAACAGTGGTGCTGCTGTGGCAACGAAGACTGCGCGTCCAGTATATACCGGCGATCAGATGATTGGAATTGCAGCAATGCATAAGTCCAATCTCGTTCCTATCTTTAGTAGCGAATCTGCTCACGATGTTTCAAAAATGCGGAGAGGATAATATGATTTTAGAAGTTCATGCTAAACCAAAAAGACATTTTGATGTCAGCTCGAGAAACGACTTGAAGATTGCAAAGAACTTTTTTCAAACTTGGTCGTGGGGTGGTAATGGGTGTCCGTTTGTTTTAGAACAACCCCATACATCTATTCCCGAGATGATGAGAGAAAAGATCATCAACAAGATGTTTAAAATTACAATTGCAGAATAAAAATGAAAGTAGCAATAAACAGATGTTTTGGTGGTTTTGGTTTATCGGATGAAGGGTTCGAAGAACTACTAAAGCGTAAGGGTATTTTATTCGAGTTTGTGAAAAACGAATCGAGGTTCATGGGCAATACGTATTACCGGGCTGGCCATGTTGGAGAAGAAGAACACTATCTGTCTCCGGAGGAGTTCACCAAGGACCGTAATGATTATGATCTGATTACCGTATTGGAAGAGATGGGCAACAGAGCATGGGGCTTTGCGGCTGAGATTGCAATCATACATATACCAGACGATGTTCAGTGGCATATTTCGGAGTATGATGGTCTGGAGCATGTCGCAGAAGATCATAGGATATGGCAATGAAAGCATTAAGAGATCAATTGATTGATAGAATCGCTTCTATTGGCGGAGAAGAGCGAGAATTCTATGAGGATTACTCCGATTACGACCTTTTGGAAGATTATGAAAGCCTGCTAAGAGCGAACATTGAAGAAGAGTTTGCAAATGAAAAAAAAGCGAGCGGTGATCAGTGTCAGATATAGTAAAGTATGTTAATAAAGCCCTTGCTAGTATTCTAAGTGAAGGACGAATCCCTCGCCCCACTAGATCGTATAGAAGCCTTCGTCGTAGAAGACGATCAAAGCAATTTTTAAAATCATGGACGTGGCAGGAAGAACCGATGTCATCTAACACAAACGAATTTTTTCTAGCATCATCAGATGTATCCGATCACATCACTACCAAACTTATGTTTGAACGTGTTGGCAAGAACACATTGATGGAAGAAGTAACTCTTCTTGCAACTAAACAACAATGGATGGAGTTCGTCAAGGATACATTCGGAGACGAAAAAAGCTATCAGATTACACACTACTCTTCAAGCGGTATGCTTGTGATTGGTCGTGGAACAAAATCTTGGATGTCTTGCGAGCTTAACGCTAACGCTATCTCGATTAAAGTATATGGCACTCGCGAAGAGATTGATACTTTCGTTGGATACTGTGCTGAAAAGTTTGAGATTGCAGAGTCTTATATTGAATGGATGTACTCATCAGATGGCTCCTCTGTAAACGTACCGTTACGTACTGATAGAGTTCCGACGTCGGAGATGTATCCTTTCCTTGGAGAAGAGTCTATTGAAGACTACTACGATCGTTATCTAAACTCTGATGCTTCTATCTTACTGTTGATCGGACCACCCGGTACTGGTAAGACTACATTCATTCGTGGTTTGTTACAACACACCAAGTCAAGCGCAGTCGTTACATACGATGCTACAATTTTGGAAAAGGATTATGTATTCGCACAATTCATTGAAGGTGAAGCAAACGTAATGGTAATGGAAGATGCTGATACATTCTTGAAAGCTCGTAGTGATGGTAACTCCATGATGCATCGCTTCCTTAACGTAGGAGACGGACTTGTCACTACGAAGGGTAAGAAGTTGGTATTCTCTACTAACCTACCATCGATCCGTGATGTTGATTCTGCATTAGTGAGACCTGGTCGTTGTTTTGATATCTTGCATTTTGATAACCTCACTAAGGATCAAGCTGTTACATTGGCGAAGAAAGTTAATATTGATCCCACTAAGCTGACAAAAGAAACTTATTCTATTGCTGAGATCTTCAATGGCGAAGTTCAACAACACACAAACAAAACAATCTCTAGAAAAGTCGGGTTTCTATGAGATGGATAAAGATCGCAGGATCCTTCATCATATTTGGTGGGGCATATATGCTTATGGTTTTTATCCTTGTTTTTACTTTAACCGCTGCTGTTGACTCTGACAACAGAGGTGGTGTATACTATAACTGTACATGGGCTGAGATTAGTCCTGACATGCCACCAAAGGTGAGAGAAGAATGCCGAAAATTAATCCGACGAAACACAACATGACCGCTGAGCACGAGCTCCTGCAACTATTGCAAGAAGAGTGTGCTGAAGTAATTCAAGCCGCAAGTAAATGCATTCGGTTTGGAGAGAAAGATAACCACTTTCATTTGGAAAAGGAAATTGGGGATCTATTTTGTATTCTTGATATTATGCATCAGTTCGATATGTTCTCGCTGACTAAGGCTGAGAGCTATTATGAAGAAAAGTATCAAAAGCTAAAGAAGTATACTAACTTGGATTTGGAATGAAAAGAATTGTAACTTATATCTGTTTGGTAATTGCATTGCCAATTGTTATATTAGGTGCATTGTGGGTGTTTATAAAAGACGCTTTCAGAGCTGGCAAGCAAGTCGGTACCGCATTTCTTGATTATTTGGAGACATGATGTCATTACTTAAAGTTACCCCATTAGAGAAGAAAAGTATCTCCTATAAAGTCGAGATGTATCGCGAAAACGATGATGGCACGACGAGCACATTTACTGTCGATGATGGGTATCGTTGGGGTCAGGGGTGGCTAGATGAGTATGAAGACTCTATTCCCTATAAAGAAGATAATACAGTCCATTGCTCACCATCAACGGGATGGGGTAGTGACTTAGACGATCAATGTTCTTGTTGGTTCGAATTCAGTGATGATATTAGCGAAGAAGAACAGGAAGAGATCAAGAAGTGCTATCTAGAAGGCGATGAGGATAACCGATGCGGAATGGGTTGGTTATTCGAAGGTGATCACAAGTGGCAAGTCGAAGAGGATTATATTGAAATCCTTGGTCCATACAGAGTAGATCGTTGTGATAGTGATGGCAACGTTATTGAAGAAAACATTGAATTGAAACCACGTCCTGATCCTTCAACTGTTTGGCCATTCTCTCCGAAATGAACCCAATTACATTCCTAACATCCAACGTATCAGACCTTTGGTTATGGACTTACAGCATCATTGCTGGTTGGGGTACGACTGTTACATTGTTAGTAGTAGCAATCGGTTATCTGCTGATTAGAGTAATCAGACTAGAGCAGAAAATCAAAACGATTGATAATAGACTTGTAGCAGAAACGAGAGACCTAAGTCTCCGTATCAACAAGCAAACGAATACGCTTGGCTGAATTGATATAGTCTTTAAACTCAGGACTTCTTCCCCATCTAAACCCTGCTGGTTTTTGTTCTTCGAAGCAACGTAACTCTTTCCCTGTCTCGGGATGGTGACACCAACGTTGTCCTTTTTTGATATTGGATTTGCCAAATCGGCTAGATGCGATCATAATCTTTGTAATTTGATTATGACGTCTTCCTTCGAAGTTTGATTTGCCTTTCATAGTCGCAGAGACTTTGGCATTTGATTCTAGTGGTCTAGGCTTACCAATCCTAGCTTCGATACATTTACGGCGAATCTCTTCCGTAAAATATTTCCATCCCCAACGTTTGAGTTCTTTGTAGTCTCTTACTACGTCTTGGGCTTTATAATCCTTCGCTAAACGCTCGATCACCTTCTCGAGGTTATCATACTCAGCAACTGATTGGATAAGCTCGTATTGGCCGGGATACTTCTGTCTAAACTCTTTTTCTGTCGACTCAACGACGATCAGTCTCTTAGACTGAAGAAATATCCTGTACATACATTATTTTTTAGGAGCTGGGGGAGTAGGGGTTTGACCTAGTAACTTCTCAGCACGTGCGCGCGATGCTGCAGACTTTTCTTGCTCTCTTTGGAATGCACGTTGTAGTTTTAAAGCAGCACTCATACGCGCTTCCTTTACTGTGCAGCTGTGCTTCTCACCCTTGGCCATCCATCCGTCGCAATTGTCACATCTTACTTTGCGACCGATCATCTCTTTTAGTTGTTTAAGTGTTTTCATTTTTTGTCCTGGAGTATCTTTACTATATGTTTGAGCTAGACTAGCAGTGCCTTCAAGTCTGTTTGAAGAATTATTGCCTTCGCTGACTGACTTCCAACCACCACCTTTTGACTTATACCACTTTGCAGCCCAGCCATTTGCATATGCGGAAGGATATACATCAAATTTAGATCGAGCAAGCGATTTAGCTTTTGACCACAATTCAGGATTAGTTGGTTTATTACTTTCACCCAAACTAGTTTGTTCGTTTTTTGGTTTTTTGCCAGCTTTTTTCATTGCTATAGCTATAGCTGCTTGTTGTTTAAAGTTTTTGGCTTCTGAGTGCATATTAATAAAAAAGTTAGCTTGTTTTTTATCCAACGTTGTAGCGCTGGCTTTATTTTTTAATGCTTTTACTTTAGCCAAAGTGATTGGTCCATCAATCTTTGCCTTAAGGGTACCAGGTGCACCTCTTTTGCTATGACTTTGTTTGATTAATTCAGATGTTTGTTTTTCTTCTGTTGCAACGTTGATTGGTTTATTTCCTTTACCAGCTCTATCTGCAACTGGATCTTCTCTACGCTTGCGTCTTGCAGCTGCAGCACGATCTTGTTTATTCATCGACTGGGCTTTTGATTGAGGTAAACATTTTGGTTTGCCCTCTCCTGGCTCTCTTGCACAATCCCCTTTAATGTTTCCTTTTGTATCCATACGGACCCATTTTTCTTTGAACCATTTACGAAGATCTTCATTAAGAGCAGGACACTTACCACCAAACTTAGGGGGAACGTGGGTTGTTCCGCATCTTCCACACTTTGTTGCTTTTGCTTCTTGTACAACAACCTCTTCACTGAACATATGAGTATTGCGTTGGCCATACTCTCTCATCATAACCCCGGCCAATGCATTTGCTTCGTTCTCATATGGAGAACCAGTATCACCAGCATCTTCTGGTAATGGCTCTAGTGTTCCTTGACGGTAATGAACGAGTTCGTGAGCGAGTGTGCGAAGAATATCCATTGTATGTCTACCAGCAACGTTTAATTCGATGCGTTGTTCTTCCGGATAGTATCCACCGAATGCGCCAAACTTCTCTGCCGCCTCTAAATCATAGTTGAGATCAATCTGCGGAAGCGTATCTAAATTGAGAGTACCTTTTGCAAACTGCACAAAGTCTTCTACAGCATCTGCAACTTTTTTCTTCTCCAACAACACTTCCTCTTTGATCCATTCTCTAAACCCAGCTGTCCGACCCCACTTATTTCCTCTAGGAAGATTGGCGCCAGGTTTTACGCGAGTTTCTTTCCCTGTCTCTTTATCAACAGCCCACTTATGATCCTTAGCGTTTTTATGACCTTCTTGAGAAAAAGCAATAGCAATCTTAGAAGCATGCGTGTGTCTATGCCCTTCAAAATTGGATTTTCCCTTCATTGCACGGGATATTTTTTTGCGAGTTTGTATGTCCATGGTGTTATTTATGATAATTAGTGCCCCACTTATGTCCTCGCTAATGGCGTTAAGCGATGTAGTTGGCAGGGGCCTCCATTATACACACCGTAAAAGATTAACGGTCCTAAGGTGTGTTCTTAGTTGTTTATTGATCTGTCAATTTATCTTTACAGGCGAAACTGTTAATACAACCGATGCAGTGCCGGGAATGTATGGAGAGGATCCGCTTACCGCATTCTGAGCTGGTAGTGTAGGTATGGTAATGTGGACTTCATCGGGCGTAAACCACATAAACTCAAAATACTCATTAGGGGTTGTCGTGTTGATATAAAAATTCCAACCTATTAATGAAGAACCTGGATTTCCACCATGTGAAGATGGAACGTCAATTCTACCAGCCGATCCTGCAACATCTACACCGTTTTGACGTAGCCATATAAAAACCGTATCGATTTGGGTACCAGAATTTGTTAACTGTACACTGAATTGAGCGTTATACAATCCAGGATGTTCAATAACAACCTGACTGTTATTAGCAATTGTAACTCCATAAGAAAAATCAACTTGATTATATGTTAAAGCGGTTGCTGTAGACGGATTGCATGTTTGAGTTAAAGTGCTTTCAAAAGCTCCATAAAAAGCATTCTGATGGCCATGATCAAATATAAACTTTTTAGTTGGTGCATTGTATCTCAGATATAAACCATCAGAAATAGTTTCTCTTGCAACATCATCTAAGTATCTAAGATTAACTTCACCGCCACCTGGTCCAGCCATTGATATCTTACTAACCCAACCCTCCAACAATTTTAATTTTTGTTGAATGTCTTTAATATCCCTACTAACCACTGGAGGATCAGGCTGAACAAACATTGATGGGGGAGCTTCTGCCTTAATTTGTTTAGCAGCAACAGCAGCAAGCGAAGGAGTCTCAGCAGGAGCAAGGATCGCTGATTTCTCAACAACAACTTCTTCTATTACTTGTTCTGGCTCTACAACAGGCTCTGCTTCAAGGATTGCTTCCGGTTGTGTTTCTTTTATCTCATCTATTCGATTGAGCACAGTAGCAAACCGATCGAGGAGTTGCTGTTCTTCTTCAGTCTTTTTCTTCTCATCTGCTAATAACTTGCCGATGTCCTTAGAAAGGTCAGCGAACATTGATTGAAATGCATTTTTACGAGACTCACTAACAGCCTGTTCAGCAAGCTGTTGCTGCTCAATTTTTTGCTCCTCGATTGCTATTCGTCCTAAAAGGTCTTCGTCCTCAATACCTTGAGCAGCTTGCATTCTAGCGAGTAATTTCAATTCTTTTAGAGTATTCATGCTACTATTTATCAGTGTTGATTTTATTGTATTTGTTGTGTATAATTGTACGAAAAGGAGAGTTTTATGACCGATAATGAGTTAATGGTAATTACACGGGAGATGGACGATATTTTAGCGGCGTTTTCGATTAAGCATCAAATATCCCCCTTATCTCTTGCTGCTATTATTAATGCTCGTTTGATTTGGGCATGTAGGGACACTGGTATGGAAGATGATTATCACAAACTGCTAAGTACGATACAGACCAAACAATACGACACACAACCAATATATTCACACTGATATGGTAAAAGAACTAACAATCCCGTTTGAAGTTGCTGATGGTATTACAAAAGCAAATCTGATCGAATCTCGTAGATACCTTCAATCAGAATTAGATCAGTGGGAAGCCAATCCAAGGGATGACAATAATCCTACTGGGTACTGGTTGCATCCGGAAGATGTGGTCCTCAATAAGAAGCTGATTAAAGCAATGGACCTATTGATTAATAATTATTATGGAGGGTAAATGAATAAAGATTTAGATAAACTTCTATGTGAGAAGTATCCTAAGATGATGATCAACCGCAATAAGCCGATGACTGAGACTGCTATGTGCTGGGGATTCGATTGTGGAGATGGTTGGTTCAACATCTTAGATCAATTGATGGGCAACATCCAACATCATATCGATTGGAGAAACGGACAAAGAGAAAGAGCAATCTTACACAATCAAGCAATTATTGATGCTCAAAGGATTCCAGCTGACTGGACTAAGTTCAATCAAATATATCATAACCAAAGTGCGTGGAACGATGAGCTCCGTCAAAAGATTATCGAACATAATGCTGAGTTGAGAGAAGTGCCTGATGAGTGTCCTCAAGTAACTCTCGATCAAGTGAAAGAAAAGTTTGGTACATTACGTTTCTACTACACCGGTGGAGACGAATACATTCACGGTATGGTATCATTAGCCGAATCAATGACTGGTGTTACTTGTGAGTCGTGTGGTAACGTAGGTCAGCGTAGAGGTGGGGGTTGGGTTCATACTTATTGTCAACCATGTGAGGATAGAAGGAATGCGTCAATTAACGAACGATGAAATGAATATAGTTAAAGAGTGCATCAAGATCATTGTATGTAAAAAGGATCCAATGTATCCTGGCGTAAGGACTACATTTGATTTAGCACAAGCCCAGCACGTGGAGCAACAGATCGCTATTCACGTCGCTAAACATTTTGGTATAGAAGAAAGGTTTGATCATGTTTAAGGTAATTGCAATCATTGCACTTGTCATTGCTGTTGTAGCATTCGGTCCGTTCGTGTGGATCTGGTGTATCAACACATTATTCCCAATAGCAAACATTCAGTATACATTCGATACGTGGTTGGCAGCATTGCTAATTGGAGGATCGTTTGGTGGTGTAGGCTTTGCCCGTAAATCAAAATAAGTTTTGGAAGGAACGGTTATGAGCGAAAAAGATAGTATGGCAATTAGGTTTGATAAGGTCGCGGAAGATAAATCGTTCCTTCCTGTTACACGTTTATTGGCAATTGATATTATAAAGAATCCGTACCTTGTAGTAGGAGACTTTATGAGAGAGCTTTCAGATCAAGATATCGAACTTCTACTTGACATTGCTGATGATGAAGACAATTGTCATTTTGAAGAGCTGATTCTAATATCAGAAATGTTAGCAGCAGCTGAAGGTATACCCAGTGAGTATGAAAACGAGCTCGAGTTAGTTGCAGTTGCTAGAGCTCGTATCAGTATGTTGTTAATGTATCTAACGATGGAGTCTCTTGCAAGAAAGAACTTAATCATTCTCCATAGAGAGAATATGACATTCGGCGATGATACTGGAGATAGAGTCGTTGCTGAGAGGATGCCGTGACCGATAGGCAAGTAGAGTTGTTATATGATGCTATGTTAGAGCAGTGGCCTATTCTTCCAAGTTGGGAGCATGAGCCACGTCGTTTCCAATATTACGTTAATATGTTTAAGCATTGTCATAGGGAGAAGTGGGACGAGATCGTAAATGATAAGTAAATGAGGATCCCACGGATCTGTGAGTAGTATAACTGTATCTCAACAGGAGGCGTTTATGTCAGCAGAAGAGCATAAGTTGAAACATTCAACACGCATACACAAGTCACTATCAAAAAAATTGTATGAAAAGAAGAATGACATTAAGCATTCACATCATACAGACAATCCCAGAAAACTTCTAAAAGAACAAACGATCCAAGAAAAGCGAAACAAATTTAGAACATGAGAGACTATCAGCGAAGTAAGTTGTACAAGTGGGAAAGGATTGAGTATGAGTGGGATGATACAATCCTTACCCTCAATCAATGCCAACAACTTGCTTCCAGTATAGTTCCGAACGTTGAAGTGACAGACGGAAGAGCAAGAAGGTCACCATGTGCAAAGTATTCTACTAAACAGATCTGTATGCCAAAGTTTAGTAGAACAAAATGGAGTGTAATACATGAATGTGCACACTTTATTGAGAGAGATAAACACGGACCCAGGTTTGTGAGTGCTTACATTAAGCTGCTTTCCGAGCATTACTGTCGGGATATTGACCAGCTAAAAGACAGTGCTAGTGAGTTTGGATTAGATTTTTCCTAGTATAATACTATAGTATCTAACCTTCTTCCAGCGGAAGACAAAATTATGTAGTATATCTCGGATTTTGAGATATAGAATAGCTAGTTGTGATTATATTATTTGTGAGGGATAATGTAGACATGAGAGATCTTGTTGAATATTTCGTAATTGTGCTAATGCTTATGGCATTGGTATTTCACTTAACTAGTAATAATGTGACTGTAATATGAGTTTAGATGTTGATTTAATGATAACGCAACCCACTTCCGTGTACAGTGCTAACATCACGCACAATCTTGGTGCTATGGCTAAAGAAGTAGATGTGGGTGAGGGAAGAACACTATATGATATTCTCTGGCGACCAGATGAGTATGGGTATGTTTATGCACGAGATATCGTCGAGTGTTTGCATACGGGGTGGAGAGTTCTGATATCCGATCCCGATCATTTCAATCAATTCAATCCAGCAAATGGATGGGGCCACTACCAGGGGCTTGTTAAGTTCGTCCACCAATACTACAATGCTTGTAAAGATAATCCCAATGCAGAGCTGAGGGTATCGAGATGATGGATATTAGTTGGTTAGTCAAAATAGTAGAAGACCATTTGTGGTATCCGATATCGCTATTGTATATTTCGTTAGTCGCGTTTGCGTTCGGAATGTTGATTGGATACTTGTTATGATAACATCATTCAAATGGGTATTGATTGCAGTATTAATCGATCCTGCAACCGGATCAGCAGTAGATTACACTTTCCTCGATTACTTCCATTCAAGAAGAGAATGTTATACTGAGAGAAACGTTCAGCCTTTTATTCCCAATGTCAAATATGCTTGTATGAAGAGAGATTTTACATGAACGAATTTATAGATAAAGTTTTTAAGTATACAGTCAACGTTTTTAAGTATACAGCGATTGCGATCGCAGGCTTGTTGTGGTTTTTATTGTTAATCTCTATAATCTACCACATGATTAAGTTTATAGGAACGTTGATATGATTGGTGAATTTAAATTAGCCTCACACGAAGCTCAGCAAGAGTTTGATCGCAAACGCAATTACATCTACACCAATTGCCTACCAGGAGAGAGTATGGAAACGTTACAGCAAAGAGAAACTAAAGCAATCCTAGCGATGGGTGAAGCAATTAAAGTATTGTCACAACAACTAGATGATGCTAATCGCTGCTTACGAGCAGCAAATGAGCGTATTGCTCAATTGGAAGCTCAGGTATACGGTGGCCCAACGAAATGAATAGAAGAGGATTCCTGAAGACTTCAGGGTTTATTATTGCAGCTCCAGCAATCGTTAGAGCTGAGAATATAATGAAGATATGGACTCCTCCTAAAGATGATCTTATCGTTTATATCAATGGTGTGTATCAGAGTCCTACTGAGTATACTCAGTTGTTTGATGGTGCATTACGTTTCGATCATAAGAATGTTGAGTATCAAATTTATAATGTTACAAAGCAAACGTGGATGAGGATAAATTGCTGATGGCCAATCTTGATGTTAATAAACTAGAACAATTCTACCGTAATGCTCCGGTCGTTGATAAGGATCAAATCATTATCAGCCTAATCGAGAAGAACAAAGCACTCATTGAACAATTAGAGATTGTAGAGGATAATCTCAGACGAGGACTCAGCAAGTCGTTGCAGAAGTTCCAAGCAAGATGTATTAGAGAAGTGATTGAAGAAAATGAAACATCTATTTAAGAAAACTAAAGTAGTATTCGATGCTCATTTGAAGCAGTATGAAGTATACTACAAGAATTGGTTCGTCTGGCAATTCGATTCTTATTACAGGTATGATGAGCGGGACAGTAGAGGATACTTGACGTCGCCTATGCATTATTGCGACAAAGGGCAAGCAGAGGAACGAGCAATTATTCGAGCACAAGCAATGATTGATACAGTTGAAGTATGGAGAAGCAAATGAATAGAATTAGTTACAGAACGCCAAGGACAATTGCTGTATTCTCAGCACCATCCTTTGTGATGTGTGCTTTGCCACATTATCTTGGAATCACAACAATCAAACCTGAGTTTGAAATATTCAGATCGATCTTTGATGGATCAGTCACTGGTCTATTCGTTGGGTCGATTGTATACTTGTTATATGCTTTTATTCACAATATTAGAGTAGAGACTTTAAATGAAGCGAATTGATGGTGATGTATTAAAGCAAGCATTCGAAGAGATTGCAAGCGAAAACCTACTAGAAGAACTTCGTGAGTGGTTTGTTATGACAGCTCCGTTGTCTGCTAATAGAATATATGGTCGCTATGTTGAGTTGACCGAGCAGAAGGAACAAGATGAAAAAACTATTGAATGATCCGTTTACATACTTCCTATTGTATGTTGCGATGGTTCCGTTTACGTTTGGCCACGCATACAATAACTTTCCCAACACATACAAAGCGTCTTGGACTATACAAGAAGTCTATGTTGAGTATGGTATATTAGAAAAGTCGATTGGTTCTCTTTTTGCTAGTGTTGCGTGGCCTTTCTATTGGTCAGCACAATCATGGAAGAAAGACAAATGAAGTATTTTGTAATATTACTTGCGCTACTGCTAACTGCCTGCGATCATAATACTGTTGGCGTACCGCCAGATAAAGTTGTTGTGACTGATCAATGCTTGCGTAGAGAAACATTTAATGAATGTATGAAGAATCTTCCTGCTGGTCCTGTTGCAACGAAGTATAATGATTGGGATGAGGTTATATCAGAATGTCGAACAACATCGTACTACTTGTCCCAACGACCACGTGGTACTATTGATGAAAAGTGTAGAGGGAATTAATAAATGACATTACTATCACATGCAATGGCAGAATTAGATCGTATCGGGATGACGGAAGACTCACCTGATGAGATGAATGTAATGATGCGTAAGCACATTCTCCATATGATGCAAGAGTTTGCTAACGAAGGACATTCGGGGTTCTCTGCTTCGTATGCAATTAATATTCTAACTAAGCTGTTAGACTTTAAACCGTTAACTCCTCTTACTGGTGAAGACTCAGAATGGAATGAAGTGTCTGAGCGAGCTGGTTATAGATGTTGGCAGAACAATCGTCGCTCATCTGTATTCAAAAACGAGGATGGTGAATGTTATGATATCGATGGCAAAGTGTTCTGGGAATGGGCAATGCCATATGAAGATGGCGAGAAGCCGTACAAGTCATATTACACTTGCCGTGACTCTCGTGTCCCGGTGACGTTTCCATATACTGTTCCAGATAAGCCAATCTATCAGTATCGTCACTCAGACGCAGCTCCACAACAGCCACCTCAAAACGAGCAAGGGTTTTTGTGAATCAAAAGATTAAGCAATTAGCTGATCAAGCAAAGGATAGTATTCCGCAAGGAACGCTATCTGTTGAGCAATGGATTGAGCAGTATAACAATCTATTTGCCAAGCTAATCATAGACGAATCCGCATTAGTAGCGGATAGAGATGAGAAGAATCCAGCTGGTTGTGGATGGATAACAAAGACGGTTGGTGATAGGATTAGAGAGCATTTTGGAGTCAGTGATGAATGAAAAGATCAAACAATTAGTTGATAAGGCGTGGAAAGAGCGTGATTTGATTACGGAATCGAGATCTTTGGATGAGGCGTTTACTAGTAAGTTTGCTGAGTTGATTATTAGAGACTTAGCTCAGTTTTGTTATGATAGTACAGAACTTAGGGTAGAGCAAGCATACAATCTCCGTAAAGAGATCTTTAACCGGTATGATATCAAATGATCAGCGATGAACAATTAAAATGGAAGTATACTTTCTTTGCAATGACATTGATCGCAATGATGGCAGTCTATACAGCAATAGTTGGATGGGCATTGTATGATTTAGGGTTCAATGATGCGAGAGCAGAGTTTTCACAACCAATAAAGTATAGATGCCATGAACAAGTTGTATACCGCTCAACGCAGGGGTATTGGGAAAAGACTGGCCAGCAATGTAAGACGTTAGAGGAGATCAAGTGAAATACCATACAATTTACAAAGAAGTAGAAATTGACGTTGAATTATCCGATTTCGAAGATGATGAATTGATTCAAGAGTTGGAAGATAGAGGCGTGATGTATGAAGACTTTGGTGATAGTAAGCTATTGCTAGAATCAATCTGGCAGAAGCGTAGGATTGGTGAAGACTATCAACGAGAGCTTGAGAAGTTAATTTACATGGCGTTGGGTAAGGTTGTATGAGCTGTGGCCACTTGCTAATTGCAATCGGTGTTTGTTTTGTTATTACAGGGTTGTTGATATGAATCCGTTAGTGAAAAGTCTATTAGCGCGAGCACATTTGGATGCACCCGATATCAAAGATACTAATTGGATTGCAGAAAGGTTTGCTCAATTGATTCTCTTGGAATGCAACATGGCACTACAGCCTTATTTGCGTGATATGATTAGTCGTGGCAAAGCGTGTGACTTGATCAATGATCATTTCGGAGTTGAATGATGGCATTTGATAATCTACCTATCACTAAGAGTCAAGTAGAAGCGATCGTCAATGAGGCAATCAAGCCAATCTATGCTCAATTAGAGCAGCTCAAGATGGTCAAAGCGCAGATGCAATCGATTGACTTTAAACAACCAGTTAAGTTCAAGATTTATAAGCCCGTCGAACATGATCCGATAAGAGGGAATATCAATAGTGCTTTGCTGCCATGGGTATATGATCAGGATAGACGTTCCGGGTTTAGTGCTAGTATGTGGGTGACGCCAGTTGATACATTACCTAATTTTGAATTGTCTGGTGATGTGAACAATGTCAATATCCATAAGGAAAGAGATAGTCAGCGTGAGAGTGCTAAGAGTAAAATCATGGGATGCTTGAGATCTCATCCACATGAGAATATGGATAAAGAGTGTGAGATTTTGACAGAGATTGCAAGGCTTAATGCAGAATTGAGAGCGTTGCGTCGTGAATAAGTCTAGCGAAGCTCTGAAATTAGGATATATTTTGTTCAGAGTGAACGGTAAGTATTTTGTAGATTATCAGCGAGCAAGGGATTATAGAGTGACAATCACGGAAGGTCCTCTTGCGTTTGAAGGGTTCAACATCAAAAGAGGTTGGACCGGATTTTATTATAGAGTAGCAATGAACGGATATCCAATGCACAGAGCACCAGATTTAGATGTAAGGGTTGTGGAATGAACGAGAGAATTCAACAGTTGGCTGATAAAGTTGCCGACATGATCCCTGCTGGTGTATACACTATACACTATGAAAGTGGTCAAAGTGGCGTTGAGTTTACTGAAGATGCACTAGAAAAGTTCGCCGAGTTGATTGTTCAAGAATGTGTTGATATTGCCGATGAATACGATGGTGTAGGTTCTACTATTGTTAGTAGGATTAAAAAACATTTCGGAGTAGAATAATGAATGACCCAATAACCAATGGTTTAACGATCTTTGTAATAGTACTAGCATTCGTATTTGGATGGATATATGCACATAATACGATAGCAACAGAATGCGAAAAGCTCCAATCATTCTATGTTGGAAGCCATGTATATCAATGTAATGTAAAGAAATGAAAAAGTACTTAGACCGTGATTTCATAGAACAAGCACTGATCTTTCTAGTAATACGGCCAGCAATATTGATATTTGCTATAGTAGTATTCGTATCAGGATTCTTCCAATGATCTATAAAGTAATCTATCTACTAGAGAGAATAGAGAATAACCAAACAATCTATAATAAAGCAGAAAGAGTATTCACCCATAAGCAAGACGCTAATAGCTTTATAGAGACATTGGGAAGAAGATTCATTATGATTAAACATATAGAGAATTGTTGTATACATTGATGTATTACTCGTTGTAGTCATAGATGTATCCGCAAATGTATAGAATATCGACCCCGTCTTAAACTTATATGTGCATGGTATAGAATAGGGGATAATAAGCACGAAAACCCGGCGTTAACTTAAACTTATATGCGGTAAGGTAGCGGATTAGATGTGGCCTTATACAGCTCAGTTAAGCCTCTACGCTGTGATCCTGCTGCAGGACACGATGCCACTCCAGTTAGTACAACGGTCGCTATAAACGGCTGTATTCCCGTGCTAGACGGATCCAGTATTTTCCAGATTTTCTGCTGCGACTCACTGAGACTCCGCTGCACCCAGCTGCACTGCTACTACGCTGCTCCACTGCCGTTCTGCTGGCAGTCTGCCAATCAACTAGTGGCTATTACTACCCATGGCTACACACCGCAGAACACGTGGTGCTCTCGTCCTTGAATCCCCTGATAGACTGTGGTGTTCAGCACTACTACTACACGATGGCGGGAATTAGCCATAGCACCTCCCTCTCCAGCGAAGGAGATACTTAACCGTCCATTATCGCAAATTCCAAAAATTAAGTCAACACCGCACAACTACGCGCACCTGGAAACGCAGTCCGCTCTCGCCGTCCACCCCCAGTCGTTGCTGTTCGAACCAATGAGTCTATTATCGTTTTTTTCAGAAAATAAGTCAACTACTAAAGAAACCGCATGAAACCAGGCTGTTGACCTTTTTACAAATTAAAAGGACAATGGATTCATAATTTGAAAGGAATGATATGTTTTCGAATCTAATGAGTGAAGTTGAGTATTTGAAGAGCACTGGCCAGGTGCCTGGTATCCTGGAGGGGATTGAATACATTCTCGATAATGAAGATCAATATCCTTCGGAAGTTCGCAGGGAATTAATGGAATTCATGCGTCAGGGTCGTCAACTGTTTAGGGAGGCTGTATAATGAATGCAAGAGCAATTGGTGGAATGGAAGTTCGCGATAGAGCTTTGGAGCTTGTCGAATGCGGACTTATTGATGCAAAAACGATGCTGACTGCATGCTTGGTTTATATGTCCCAAGACGATGTGCAAGATATGCTGTGGGTTAACCAATTTGAGGAAGTATATGATGAAGAGTGATATCAGATACAGAATGAAGAACAAGACGTATGTCTTCCATTCAGATCCCGGCCATGGCTGGTTGGCTGTTAAGAAGTCTGAATTGACTGAATTGCAGATCATGCAAGCGATTACTGGGTATTCTTATATGAAGGGTGAGACTGTCTATCTCGAGGAAGATTGCGACATGACTACGTTCTGCCGGAGGTTTGAGCAGATCCTTGGCCAGAAGCCGAAATTCCGGGAATCCTATTTGGAGAGAACTCCGATCCGTCACTACCCGCAATTTAAGGTCGTTTTGTGATCTGTTGACCTTTTTATTAAAAAAAGGGATACTGGACGTATATTAAATCAGAAAGGGAATTATGAACAGAGCTCAAATGAAATCCTGCTGTGCTGCAGCGATTCGTCAACTATTTAAGTATGAAGGAATCGAATCAGCATTGATCTTCAATAACATCTACTATACCGGAACTCGCACTATTAAAGTGTATCAGGTCAGTCTCAAGCGCAGCGACGTTGATGTTCCAAAGCTGAAAGACAGAATTATGGATGTTGCTGAAGCATTCAACTTCGACGTCAAATTCAAAACAACTCCAGGCAATATGTGGGGTGGTCCTGCATTCATCGTTAAACTGTAAGGAATAATATGCTGACTCAAATCGACGAGCAAATCGAAAAGCTGATGTGGGATTTCATCCACAACGATTGCAAAGTAGGCGATCGCGAGAAGACTGGTTTGGATCCACGTGCGTTCATAGGGACGTTCTGGTATAATTATGATGCAATCATTATCGTGAAGGGTAATGAGCGAGTGCTTAATTATTATGGTGGTTTTGAATATATTGATGCTGATTATATTCGCGAGTATGGAAACTACGTCGTTTATTCAGCAGAAGCTGATCGTGTGCAAGAAGTGTTGGAAAATTTGATGGAGACGGAAGATGCCTAATTGGTGTATGAATTCATTGCAGATCTCGGGGTCTGTAGAGCAGATTAAGGAAATCAACGAAAAGCTGGAAGCCTGCAAGGGTGAAGACTTTTTCGATATCTTCATCAAGAACGCAAAAGAAGCGGGTAGGGATGAAGACTGGTATTCATACAATCACGAGCACTATGGTTGCAAATGGAACTGTACTGCTGCGAGCTGGGATGTAGACGGAGACGGAACAACAATCACTATCGCATTTGATAGTCCGTGGGCTCCTCCAATGCAAGTATTTGAAACGATTCAGAATACTCCAGGCCTCTCTGTATGCGCTCAATACTACGAACCAGGAATGGGATTCGTTGGAGAATATAATGATGGCAGTGACGACTACTATGATTATGGTGGTTGCACATCAGAAGACATCTATGACAACGTCCCTGCAGAGCTAGTCGATAGCTGGGGAATCTATGAGCAGATGGTAGAGTACGAACAAGAAAATAGCGAAGAATAGCCTAGTTGACCTTTTATTCGAAATAAAGGACAATGGATCCATAAGTTGAGAAAAGAAAGGGAAATATGGAAATTCGTTATGAGGGCGATCAGTTCGTCGCGGTTAATAATGGTGTTGTTGTAGCAAGCTCTAAGAACAAAGACTATCTCAAGCGCAAAGTTGCTGCGATGGTTGAGTCTATGCCTGCTAAGCCTAAGGCTGTCGAGCAGTTCGCAATCAATGATCGGTTCACATTCACTGATCAGTTGGTTAAGATGGTTGCTAAGGGGCAGACTGCGTCTTGTGTTATCACGGGCGAAGGCGGCCTTGGCAAATCATTCACTGTGATGAAGGCCTTGCGCGATGCTGGATTGAAAGATGTATCTGAGCTGCCAATTGGCGAAGTGATTCCTCCTCGTGGCTGCTTCCGTGTGGTTAAGGGGTTCTCTACAGCGAAGGGCCTGTATCGAATCCTATTTGAGAACCAGAATTCTATTATTGTATTCGATGATTGTGACTCTATTCTCAAAGATCCAGATGCATTGAACTTGCTGAAGGGTGCGTTGGATTCATATGACAAGCGTTACATCACATGGAATACTAGTATTAATGATGATGGGCTGCCTCGTAGCTTTGAATTCAAGGGTGGAGTCGTGTTTGTATCGAATATGAGCTCGGATAAGATCAGCCAAGCTATACGTTCACGTGCGATGAATGTCGATTTGTCTATGACTACCGACCAGAAGATCGAGCGTATGGAGACGATTATGCGTTCAGATGAGTTTATGTACGATGTTCCAATGCCTTTCAAGATTGAGAGCTTGGATTTGATTCGTCAAAACAAGGATACTGCATCGGAAATCTCGTTGAGAACGTTGATTAATGTGACGAAGATCCGCAATTCTGGCAACAGTAACTGGGCTTCCCTCGCAAAATACATGCTGGTTAACTGATTGTTGACCTTTTGTTCGAAATAATGGACAATGGGTCATAGTGAAAAAGGAATTATTATGAAAACATATTCGAAAAGAACGGTTGTAAACGAGCGAGATGCCCGTAACACCGAGCTGACTGACCGTCTCAACCACTATAATGACTGGTTGATGGACGAAAAACGTGAATTTCCTTCCGTTTATCCTGGATACCCCGGCGATAAAGGGAAGAAACCAACTACCGTGGTGGTAGAAAAGCCGAAATCGGCTCCTGTAAAACGTGAAAAAGGACGTAAATCTGTTATGAGTATTCAAACTGTAGGTATCAAAGTCGCTCGTTCGACTGTAAACAAGGCCCCTAAGGCCGGAACTAAGCAAGCTAAGGCGATTGAGATCGTTCGTAAGCTCGGTGTTGAGCAAAAAGCTCAGGCAATCGATGCTATTATGAGCGAATTGTCGATGTCTAAGGCTGGTGCGACGACTTATTTCCACAATAGCCGTCACACAATCGCGCGCGAAGCTTCTAAATGAAGTACTGGCTGCTGATTGCCCTGTTCGATTATCAGGGGAATTTCGTCGGGAAGGTCCAGCAAGGACCATTCCCCGACAAGCCAGCGTGCATTGCTGCGTCTAAAATGACGGCTCCCGTGCTAGGCGATCCCCCTGCAAAGTCTCGCTGCTTCTCTGACGACCATGTCAAAGGGAAATCAATCGACAAAGGCCCCCCATTCTTGCAAGACTAACATTAAGGACATTATAATGTATACAGTATATAAATTGACAAACCAGAAAAACCGATCACAGACGTATATCGGAACGACTGGCAACGTTGAAAAGCGAATGGAGTTGCACCAATCGCGAGCTCGAGGTGGTTTCGGATCGAATCTTCCAATCTCCAAAGCAATTAGCCGTGTGGGATTCAACAACTTCAAACTGACTTTGCTCGCCGAATTCCGCTCGCAGCACCAAGCACGTGCGCACGAGCGAGAGTTGATTGACACTTTAGAGCCCACACTCAACGTAAACGCTTGATTTCCCAGGGTTTTATAAACCTGTTGACCTTTTTACAAAATAAAAGGACAATGGGGGTATGTTAAATGAGAAAGGGAATGAAATGACGGAATTCGAAAGCAAGTGCTACGGTATCTCTGAAGCCACCATCCGCAAGGAATACATGAACTCTTTCACTGGTCGGATGACTGGTGTGGAAATGGTTGCAATGGGTGTTTTGTCAGATGCTCAAGAGCTGATGACGTTTGGTCACGATCAAGCGCTTGATCAAGCTCGTAAGAATATTAACATCGCTAAGTTCATTCTTTCTGAAATGATGGATGATCGCTTGGCTGCTGATAATTCTAAGAAGATTCACAAGGTGGCCGCATGAGCGGTTGGAGGAAAAGACAAATTATGAGTAAAATGTCAGAACTAGCAATCGAGATCGAGGAAGGTATCGAGCAAGGCCAATCAATCGACGAATTGGTTGATGGTATTGTTGGATTCGGTCTCTCGAGATCGTATGCATTGAAGTTGGTTAATAACGTTGTTGATTTGTACTGCAAAGAAAAGGACGGCTATGAAATTCAGTAAAGATGCGTTGGTTAATGGAACGAGCTTTAAGGGTGACTTCTATGCTTACTACCACGAGATCGTAGAGGTCTTTGGTGAGCCAGATCATGGCCCGAACAATTTTGAACATGATAAGGTCACATGCGAGTGGGATCTTGAATTCGAAGACGGCACGGTTGCTACGATCTATGATTGGAAGGAACCAGAAACGCCAATGGGTCGCTATTTGTGGCACATAGGTGGTAAGTCGTACGAGGCCGTAGATCGTGTGCTGGAAACAATGGGCCGGTCTATTGCGGTGTAAAGCAGTTGACCTTTTTTCAAATAAACGGGATAATGGATTCATAATTTGAAAAAGGGGAACGAAGATGGTTTTTGATGAGATAACGATTGAAGAAGATCCACAGTACGAAGCATATCAGCTTCAGCTGGAATATCAGCAGTACTTGGAGTCAGATGAGTTCATTGATGAGATAAACGCAGAGTTGCAAATTATCTCTCAACAAGAAAAAGAACTCAACTCTGTTGACTTCATTGTTTAATTCAGGGATAATCAACTTGTTGGAAAGGAAATAGTATGCGATTCGAAGATATCGTTAAAGTGTTGATGGGCGAAGCCCAAGCGGTTGTGGATGCAGTGGAAGCTGCGCTGCAGTCTGATGTGACACAGTCACGCGTCTATAATAAGGGCGTGTTGGCTATGCAGGTTGAGTTCCAACCAAAATGACGTAGAGCGAGCTCGTCAACTCGCAAAGCCTTAGCCTATCGGGAGATACGCGACAGGCACTATATTGAAGTGCTCTTGTAAAGCTAGATGCGTGCGCGCATATGTGGAGAGTATTTCAATATGGGTTACCAACTCCAGTAGGGAGTATGCTAGGTACAATGTGATCGACGGATCGCGCCTGAGCGTACTTCATGAAGCCACCCGACGGTGCTGGAACAAGTTGGCGCGTAATGTGGACCAAACCTAATCGCAAGACGATTGCGTGAGAAGCTGGATGGAGTTCCAGAACGGTTAGGCCACCCCGTATTGATTAATCCGCAAGGAGAGACCGGGATATCCGGCACCAGTGGGCAGACTGGTGAATTTACCACTTTTTCCCCCGCCTTGATTTGTCAAGGCCTTCTCAGCCCCCGCATTCGCGGGGGTCTTTTTTTGTGTTGACCTTTTATCGGAAATAAAGGACAATGGGGTCATAGTTTGAAAAAAGGGAGAAAATTATGATGTTGGTTATTCGCACACAATTGATGGAAAACTACGGTGCTCACGACTGGGACGGTGAAGGCGAGTGCCCTCAGTACTGGAAGATGAAGGGTGGTTCAGAATTCAAGATCGCCAATGTTCCATTAAACATCGACCATGCAGTCGTTGTTGAGATGGCTGGTGTGGAGGAGTCCAACGATCACTATCGTGTCTCAATCATCGATTGGTCTATCGAATCTAATGACTATCTCTCTTGGTTTGAGCAATCACAGCTTGACTACGAAGGATTCATTCAATGTAAAGAGCCCCGAATTGAATATTCGGAATTGCAAGCAAAGTACGCGGAGGCAGTATGAGTTATTTTAAGATGGATCACGGCAGTCCATTTGATCGTGGCAATGCAGACAGTTACTACGGAAGACCAAAGGATCCTCACAAGGGTGGCGTTGGTGGAGACTCTGGCCCTAGGGTAGTAGATCTCACTGCACAAGAGCTTTGGCAATACAATGCTGGGTACGATTACAACGAACTGTTTGGAGATAGAAAATCATGGGATTGAATGACATTCAAATCGAGGGACTTAGTCCCGTGCAAATGGAGATCGCGGACGTCCTATGGAAGTTCGATACACTCGATCAGATTGACTCGTGGATTGCCAAGATTCCTACCCGCAGAGGCCGTATTGACGCTCGCGTAGTGCAAAACATGATGGTCGCAGCGGTCCTAGATCAGCAAGATCCGGACGTAGAAGAAGCCGGCCACTATTTGCGGGCGATCCAAGGCCGTTGACCTTTTTGTCAGAAAAGGGGATAATGGGATATATTAATTCGAAAGGGAAAGAAAATGGATTACGTAGATTTCAGCAAAGACCGTAAATTGGACAAGATTCAAGAGTTCGGTTTTAAGGCAGTTGGTTATGTGTTGGCGTTTGGTGCCGGCTTTGTGTTTTGCATGTTGGCTTTTGGAGTTTAATTATGAATATCTCAAATTTGGAACAATACGTCGAGCGTAAGAATTCATGGGGTCGTATTTTCAACAGCAAGCAGTTGTCTTTGTTGAATGCGAAGGATCGTCAGTCAATCGCAAATTCAATCGATGCGGACATGAGTCCTGAGAATTTGACATGCGATGGTGAGTTGCCTCGCAACCAAGTTCGTGCACGTGTCAAGTTCCTCTCTCGCTGTGCTGAGGAGTTGCTGTCAATCGATCCAAACGTCACTTTTTCTGAGATGGGAGTTTAATTATGTACAACGTCGTTGAAAATCCGATTCCCCGCAGTGGTTTGTTTGCAACTCCGACTCTGGATCAGATCGCAAACCAGATCGAGGGATTCCCTCCCGAGCAAAAAGCTCAGCTGTATTTGGTGATGCAATTGACACTCAATGCATGTCACCAGCTCGTGGAAGACAAGATCCTGTCGAAGGAAATCTTCGCATGCTGATGTTGGCTGAGCAGACTCAGTGGACTGACGGTCTTAAGAACGGCGTCTATTTGACAGACGATTCGAAGTCCAAGATGCTGGGGTTTGCAAAGCACGGGAGTTCTGAATTCAAGATGTTCAAACACCCGATTCGGTTTGACATCAGGGGACGCAAGTTCCTCGAGCTGATGAGAGTGCCTGATGAACAAGAGGGCAGAAAAGTCGAGGGTTCTAAGGGGGCCGTATATTATGTGCTAGACAATAAGTGCACGTGCCCGGGTTTTAAATACAGAGGAGAATGCAAGCATGTTTAATACACAATCAACATCAAAGGCTAGACTGAAGAACGACACTCTCGGAGAAGACGCTCTGACAGGACTCTATGATGCATTCGTCAAGATGCCCGATGCGGAGTTCGAAGCTCTCTGCGTCTCAGTCGTACAGGCTGGCGGTGGCAAGCAACCACGCAAGGATGAGATCATCGCTGCGATCTACGCTACGAACTCTAAGAGCAGTAAGCTGAAGAAGGCACAGGACTTCATCCTAGCAGGGATGGGACTAGGCGTCTGACGCTGGGGGCGAAAGCCCCATGGGGGGGTATTTTAGTTTCCGGATTTATATAACGGCCGTACGTATAATCAACGACCCCCCATTTCATTCCAAATCCGGTTTCTAACTAAATCGCAGTCTGAAATTTTTTTGCGGGGGGGCTGGTTCCAAATTGCGTTTTATATAAAAGCGCCGGTTGAAATTTTTTTGCGGGGAAAACCACGCAAAGTTGCCTTTTATAATGTTTTGCTGTATTGTGAGTAAATTAACTAAGGAGAGTGTGTTATGGGGATGTATGTCTACAGAGTAACAAAGGACCGTGTTGTGATTGATGGTAGGAAATGTCAGATCGCTATATTTGCCTACAAACCTACTTACAGTGGATCTATGATCGGGGACAAGTATTTGTCTGCTGAACAGATTAATACAAAGTGGGCATTTAGGTCTGGGTGTATGGCTAAGACTAATATTACTACAGATTACATTGCTATTATGTCTAATGATAAAGTACACTGTACTGTATACGGGAATCCTAATAGGCTAAGGACATTCTATGATGATGTTACAATGGGAACCGACAAAATGCCGTATATTGCAAGTTATGAGCTAAGGGAAGGCGTGTATCACTGTTCTGAGCCGGAGTTACAATATGCTTGATTGCCTAATACTAGGAGATAGTATTGCAGCTGGGACGCTGAAAGCAAGGCCTGAATGTGTAGGATATGTTCAAAGCGGTATTAATAGCCATAATTGGTTGAATAAGTTTGTATCTGATTCTCCGTATGTTGCTGGAACTGTTATTATTAGCTTAGGGTCTAATGATTATAAAGATATTAAGACCGAGAGTGAATTGAGAGCTATCAGACAATTGACAAAGGGAAATAGGGTATACTGGATTGTTCCTGCAAATAAGCAGAACATCAAAGATATTGTTTTCAAAATTGCAAACGACTACCATGACCGTGTTGTCAAGATTGCAGATCTCTCTACAGACGGTGTCCATCCTACTGCAAAAGGATATAAGATGATTGCGGAGCAAACGAAATGACATGGGAACAATATAAAGAAAATTGTACTACTGAGAATTTAGTACAAATAGCGAAAGAAGCTGGATTTGTTTGCCACTACGATCCGTTGCATAAATTCCACTCGATTATCGGAAACGATGATGACCTTCGTCGGTTCTATCAACTAACAGCAGGACAGATCATCCTTGAGCAAATCGCGCAAGACGCACAGCGTTTAGGACTATACGAATGAGCAGCCGGATGCGAGACCAATTCATTGCGTCTGTCCATGTACTAAAAAATCGGCCTCCTTTGCTGAAGGAGTGCTTGAAGGCAGCGGAAGTGTGGAAAAAAATCGGGGATTTAACAGCAGAGGAATACGACCTTATTATTGCCGCTACTAAAACACCCGCGGTTTTACAGGGCGTGAAATAATTATCAGAAAACTGTTGCCTTTTTATTAAAATAACGTTATAATAGAGTCATGGTGAGAAAAACACCTAATCTTATTAACTTGATGAAGGATATTTAAAATGGCTCATATGATCGAAACTATTGCATACGCTGGCGAAGTTCCTTGGCACGGTCTTGGCACTAAAGTACCGGCTGATTTGTCCCCTGCGCAGATGCTTGAGAAAGCAGGACTTGATTGGACAGTCGAGAAAACTCCCGCTTTTGCTAATATTGATGGCAAACAAGTATCAGTCGGCTGGTCCGCTCTGACACGTAGTTCTGATAATTCGATTCTCTCTGTTGTATCAAATGACTGGAATCCAGTCCAGAATCACGAAGCATTCGAATTCTTCGACGAGTATTGTCGCGTTGGTGATATGGAAATGCATACAGCTGGAAGTTTAAAGGACGGACAGATTGTATGGGGGTTGGCTAAAGTGAAAGACTCATTCGATCTGTTCAAAGGTGACCAAGTAGATTCATACTTGCTGTTTACTAACCCGCATAAGTTCGGACAGTGTATTGACGTTCGTTTCACTCCTATCCGCGTTGTCTGCAACAACACTCTGACACTTTCGCTTTCACAGAAATCTGACCGCGTTGTAAAGAAAAACCACCGGACAGAATTCAATGCGGCTGAAGTAAAACAAACTCTTGGTATCGCTACCGAGAAGCTCGCTAAGTATAAAGAGATGGCTGCATTCTTGGGTAGCAAGCGCTATACTGAAGAAACTGCTAAACAATACTTCAACGCCGTGTTCCCTGTTATTGCATACAACAAGGAAAAAGGACCACAACGCAAAGAGTTGTCCAAGTCTGCTACCCGTGCTTTGGAAGTACTCGGCACTCAACCCGGCGCTCGCTTTGCTGAGGGTTCGTGGTGGCAAGCATTCAACGCTGTGACATATTTGACCGACCACGAAATCGGTCGCTCACAAGATACTCGTCTACAGTCTGCTTGGTTTGGTGCTAATAAGAACCTAAAACTGAAAGCGCTCGAGACTGCAGTAGAGTTTGCTGAAGCAGCATAACTCAAACAAACGGTCAAGAGGGGGCGTTGCCCCCTTTTCGTTTTTGTGGTATCATACTGGATAAATAAAGATATTGTTGTAATCCCTTCAAAGCGAAGGAATTCTGGACGTGGGTTCGACTCCCACCAGGTCCACCAGAAAGAGTATTATAGTGGGTTCGCAAGTATGAGTCGCATTCTAAAGAGTGCCCTTGAACTGGATATAGTATTCTTCCTAATGGGCCTGCCATGGTTTCGACAGGGTTAGATAGCAGAGACGGCAACACGGTAGGCGATGACCGTAAATCAAGCAAAATTAATAACTGCAAACGATGAGTTATTCCTAGCAGCTGCTTAATTGCACTGCATGAGTTTTGCTAGTTGAACTTGGAAACAGAATCAACTAGCCATTATGTTTAATAACAAAAAAGGTATTTTTTATGAAATTGAAATTAGCATTAGTTATTGCCTTGCTTACTACATCCGGCATTGCATCAGCAATCGAAGTAGGTATCAACGCAGGCCGCTCATTCACTGGTACTGATCGTAACAACACCGGTATCACAATTGGCCAAAAGACTGGCGCAGTTGGAATTGAAGCTGGGTTTGATGCATTCCGTAGTGGTGTAGATCAAAACCGTTGGTCATTGATCGGCTCCTATGATGTTACTAAAGTTGCTGGCACAACCGTTGCTGTTAAAGCCGGCGGTGCATGGCTAGACAACAAAGGTACGACAAGTGATGGCTACACCGCTCTTGTTGGTGCTGGTGCATCATACCCACTATCTAAACAATTAGCATTGACTGCTGACTATAAATATCAGATAGGTCAAAAGCGAGTAGATCAATTCAACGGTAGCAACGTTACTGCTGGCTTGAAGTATTCGTTCTAAATACATTGAGGAGTTGATGGATCTCAATAAAACCATCATTTTATAAACACACACAAAAAGGAGACACACAATGTCTAAAACTCCATACGAGATTCGTCTCGATCTAATTAAGATGGCTCAAGACCAACTTAACCAAAGGTACTACAATCAGTTCGAAGTGGCAAGACACAACGCACAGATTGCTAGCGCACCCTTGAACGAAGTGCCTGATTTTCCAAGCACTGAACAATTGTTACTAGAGGCTGAAAAGCTGAAACAATTCGTAGATAAAGCTGACAAAAGCTAAATCGGGGGGCGTCAAGCCCCTTTTGTATAAATAACCTTATGTTTACTGTAAATAAGCAAACAAAGGTATACGAAAATCCAACTTGTAGTAGGGCAATAGACGAACACAAGGTGTTCACCAAAAGCTCTCACTACTTTGATAAAGACGGATTTGAATTAACACACGTAGAAAGAGAATTCTACTACGTTAATGGGTATACAATAACGGACATACTCAACCACACATGCTGTCAACAACCATGGATGACAGTTAAGTCCGATAATTTTTTATTGGACCATTGCATCATACTCCATAGATGCAATTTCGAGGGAGCAGCAAAAGAGCAGCTTCTTTTTTACAAACACCAAGTCCCAACACTAAGCCAGTTGCTACAGTGTAAACAAAAATGGGGTTTGGATCTTGCACTCGACTACTTCGATGGAGAAGATATGTACGAAGTACTACACGTCGAACAAGATTTCAATACTTTACAGGAGTGTACTGCCTATAAGGAAAACATCGAGAAGTTTGTCTTTGCCATTGATTGGGAAGACGCAGCAAAGCGATTGATTGCAAGGAAGGACGAATGGTCTTCTTTAATCGGATTTGCGCAGAACGATTGGAAAGCTAGATTTTTTGGCTTCCCTAAAGCAGAACTAACCCACAAAGCTCTAGTGTACTAACAGTACCAAACAAATTCCAAGTACATAGACACATACTAGGCAGAACATCTGCCAGTAGACTTTTGTGCCGTTTAATGGTACAATGATTGGAGCTTTTAAAATTAAGGAGGTATTATGAATAGGACATCTTATGCGCCTATGCTTAAAAACTTCGAACTTATGTTCAAAGGATTTTTCTTCATCGTAGGTCTTTTAGTAGTCGCTATGTTACTTAACACAGCAGTCAACGTCAGAATGGACAACTACACTAAAATGACAGGCCTACCAGCTCATATGTCCGTCAAGGAGAAAGAGCAACAAATGCAATGCCTGACGCAGAACATTTATTGGGAAGCAGCATCAGAGCCTTTTGAAGGCAAGGTCGCTGTGGCACAAGTCACTATGAATAGAATGAATAGTGGCAAATTTCCAGAAACTGTTTGCGGTGTGGTACAACAACGAAATATATTCTACGATAAAGTCGTTTGCCAGTTTTCGTGGTTTTGTGAATCGACATATAAGACAAGACCAGTTCATCCTAAAATGTGGGATGAGAGTGAGGCTGTAGCAAAGAAAGTATTGTTCGAGGGGTTTAGACTCGATGGTTTGAAAGAGGCTCTATACTACCATGCGGATTACGTCAATCCAAAATGGAACAAAGAGCGAGTTACTAAAATAGGTCAACATATTTTTTATAAGGATAGATAAATGGAAAAGTTCGATTTAATTCTAATGGCGTGTAAGAAGTTCGTAGCTGAAAAGTTCTCACATCTGTCATCGGAAGCTGTCGGGTGGCTAGCAATAGTGTTTATTCATTGTGCTACAATTCCATCGATCCTTTCACTAATAATTGGTCTATCAGATAAGCTGCCATCTCTTGATGTTGTTATGTTTGCATGGGGTGGCTTGTTGTTGATGTTTATCAAATCTTTGATACAACGCGACATGCTTAATATTATTACAATTGGCGTTGGATTTTTTATCCAAGCGTTCTTACTAGCACTGGTCGTGTTTAAATGATTGAAGATCAAATTAATGAAATTATAAACGTTCAAGACTTTCTCGTCACGATTGAAAAAATCGCTGAGGAAAAACGAATGGAATATCTTGACGCAGTATTATATTACTGTAGTCAGACTGGACTTGAGATTGAAACAGCAGCCGACTTGATAAGACGTAATGCGAAGATGAAAGCGCGGGTACGTCTTGATGCTGAGGGTCTTGGGTATTTTCCTAAAACTGCAAAACTACCTATATGAAACCTTTTACACCAAAGCCCGTAGTTGGGTTTACGTGTGGAGCTTTTGATCTTTTTCATGCTGGCCATGTGCTAATGCTGGAAGAAGCAAAGCAACACTGTGATTATTTAATTGTCGGATTGCAATCTGATCCTTCTATTGATAGAGCATCTAAGAATAAACCAGTACAGAGCATTGTCGAGAGACAAGTTCAGGTTAAAGGATGCCGTCATGTAGACGAAGTTGTAATTTACGATACTGAGAAAGACTTAGAAGACCTATTCAAAACATTGCCGATCGATGTTCGTGTGATTGGTTCTGATTATAAGGATAGAGAATTCACTGCAAAAGATTATTGCATTGACAATAATATTCAAATAGTGTATAATAAACGAACTCACTCATTCTCCACAACGGACTTGAGACAAAGAGTGTTCCTAGCGGAATCCATTAAACAACACTTAGAGCGATAATATGACTGGTTATGAGGCATACAAACTGTATGTCGCTTTGAAGAATCATTTTAATTCAGACACATACGATTACTTTCGTTATGGAGGAAAGACAAGGGCTAATGCCAAGTCTTTTGAAATGCGCCATGACAAATACTTCTTCAATAAACTAGCAAAGCACAAGGACACCGAAAGGTTTGTCCTTGCTAATATTGTTGAAGATAATCCTAATGTTTGGGTTGGTGATTTAGCAAACGAACAGCAAGCTGAGAACAATTACAAGACGTGGTTGAAGCGTCAGGAATCGTTGTCCTATGTGTTCACAAATGATCTTGACAATCTCAGCCCGAGTTACAACGATAACCTTGTAGTGGAAGGATCCAACCATCCTTTACTGCTTAAGTTATTGATGCAGAAAAAAGTGTCATTGGAAACTATTGTTATCCTTAATGACCTTTGTGGTTTCTTTAGACATTGGAACAAGAAAATCGAAGAAGATGTTATTTGGCCAATGGTGTACAAGAAGTGCAAGAAGTACAGACCATTCCTTAAATTTGATAAGGATAAACTAAAACAAATTGTTGTTGACAAATTCTCAACAATGAAGTAAGATAAATACTTCTATATTATGCATAATGTGGATACGACGATTTAATACATTTTATACAACGCTTATACGGAGAAATACATGAGCTCATCATTTGCCTCACTCAAGAAAAACAGCAAGTCACAATTCGACAAGCTCGTTACAGAAGTTCAGAAACTGAACGCCCCCACCCAAGGTTCACAAGAAGATAATCGATTCTGGAAACCAGAAGTAGATAAAGCCGGTAATGGTTATGCCATCATCCGTTTCTTGCCTGCACCTGATGGTGAAGATAAACCATACGTACGTATTTGGGATCATGGATTCCAAGGTCCTGGTGGCTGGTATATCGAAAAGTCTCTTACCACTCTCGGTGAGAAAGATCCAGTATCAGAATACAACTCTCAATTGTGGAACTCTGGTATTGAAGCGAACAAAGAATTGGTTCGCAAATACAAGCGCCGTCTCTCTTTCATCTCCAACATCTATGTTGTGAAAGATCCTGCCCATCCTGAAAACGAAGGCAAAGTAATGCTTTACAAGTATGGAAAGAAAATCTGGGACAAGATCGAACTCGCTATGAACCCAGAGTTTGAAGATGAACAGAAAATCAATCCATTTGACTTCTGGGAAGGTGCAAACTTCAAGTTGAAGATTCGTAATGTAGAAGGCTATCGCAATTACGATAAGTCTGAGTTTGAACCAGCAACAGCTCTATTCAATGACGATGAAGAGTTGGAAGCATTGTGGAAGCAAGAGCATTCGTTAGAATCTTTTGTTGCTCCTAAAGAGTTTAAGTCTTATGATGAGTTGAAAGCTCGTCTAAACAAAGCTCTTGGATTAGATGGTAATCCAGCTGCTGCTCGTACAACTGCTGCACAAGCTACTACCCCACCATGGGATGATGAGCCTGCAACAGCTGCTGCCCCTGTCGCTAAGACAATGGCACCAAAGCCTGCTCCTAAAAAGTCTCTAGATGAGTCGTTCGTAGAGGACGATGATAATATGGACTTCTTCAAGAAGCTCGCTGCTGAAGAGTAAAAAGAAAGCCCCGAAAGGGGCTTTTTTATTGGGAGATATGCTGGCTTAATACGACCTAGCCTATGAAGGTCCATAGGCAACACAGAAAAAGTTTTGGCTTGGAATATTAGTGGTGCGATTTACCCAAGCCGTACCGTCAGTTGTAGTTGCTACTTTTATGGTGGCGTTAAATCCTACGCATACGACAGTTCCAGCACCAGCGGCAGACATATACCATGGTCCTCCGCCTGTTGAAGTTGATGCGCTAGTCCACGATGTCCCATTGGTGCTCCAGTAACCAAGATTTGATCCTGATAATGCTATCCACCGGTTATATGTAGGATTATAAACCATGTTAGCAATCACGTGACTGCTGAAAGGAGTCCCACTACCAGTAGTTGTCCAAGAACTTCCGTTACTACTGTAAGTTAACTTACCTTCACCACTTGGCGCACCTGAAACATAAAGACCACCATTAGCTGTTCCCCAAGCAACCTGATTCCACGAGCTGTTAGTCGGGGGAGTACTTGATTGTGTCCAAGTAACCCCAGTTGGGCTGGTGTAAGCAGCCGCTCTGCCCGAGTCTATCGCGACAAATTGACTTTGAGTGGCACTCCATACGACAGATGAGAAAGACGCACCGCCCGGAGGGTTATAACTGCTTGCTGTCCAATTGACACCATCGGTACTCGTTAATATGTTGTTGGTCGGACTTCCAGTAGCCAGGATAACCCAATAGCCGCCACCATAAGCCGCACATCGCCAGTTGTTAGAAACCGGTAAGGTTGCTGAAGTCCATGTTTGTCCGTCAGAGCTGTATGCAGCCTGAGTGGTATTTTGTTTTGCTGCAAAAAACTTACCAGTGGAACCCCCACCCCAAGCTACAGCAAACCAGTTACCTGCACCGCCCGGAAGAGTTGTAGTATTCCAGTTAACTCCTGCATCTGTTGAATAGATGGCAGTGGCAGTACTGCCCAAAGCCACGAATACACTAAGACTACTCTTTCCATAACCATCACTCATTGATATAGCGCCACTACTTCTTCCGAATAGGGTACGAACGTTCGTATCGTTCATTGAGATTGTTGCTGTAGAAGATTGACCTAACTCAGTATTAACAGCGCTCAGACTTATTGCACCGGAAGATGGTAACGCCATTAACTGCTCTTATTAGATTCTAGTTGTTCAATACGAGCTAGTAGTTGTTCGATGGCTCCAAAGGATAGTATGGCCAGCTTTCCATAATCAACGGCCAGGGATCCATCTGAACGAGTGCGTACCGCTTGTGGAAACACGCGTTTTACGTCTTGAGCAATAACGCCAAAGTCTGCTTTCTGTAGGAAGTATTCATCTTCCCCTCCATGCTCATCTATGTAAGCATCTGTCCAGTTAAACGTTTTACTACCGATAGCAGTCACTATACCAAGTGGATCTATTACTGATTGGACGTTCTCTTTAAAACGTTTATCGGAACTATAATAAGCAGTAATATTATTAGTAGCTCTAATCTCACCAGCAGTACCGGAAGGACTGGTTCCTACACCGAAGGATGTCGTTTGAACAGTGTTACTGAATGATGCTACACCAGCGATTGTTAAACCAGCTCCACCTTGGATAGTGGACGTTACATTTGCAAATCCGGTAATAGTAGTATTACCAGCAGCCAACGTAGTAATGCCAGAAGCTGCACCAGCAATTGTTAGACTAGAACCCCCCTGGATCGTTGACGTGACATTAGCAAAGCCAGTAATAGTTGTGTTACCGACTCCTATTGTACGGGAAGATGTACTACCGCTCGCTAATGTTGCATCTAAGGTAATTGTAGGAGAAGCTATTGTCGACCAATATAAATTACCACTTGCTCCTCCTGACATAAGAACTTGGGAAGCTGCTCCAACTGAACCGTTGGCAGTGATTGTATTAGATTGTACATTAGTTGCAGTTATTACACTTGCAGCAATAATGTTTCCTGTTAAAGAATTTGATACTGTTATGTTCTGGAAAGATGCAATGCCAGTAAACTCAGGAGACGCAGTAAAGCTCGATACAATGTTGTTTAATATTTCAACATCTGTAGAAGAAGAGCCGGTTGGGGCTATTTCCTGACTTACTTGTATGGGTTCAGCAACTCCTCCTAGCTCACTAATACGGTCGCGGAGAGTTTGTCTGAAATTGGTAACGTTTTGTTGAACTGACATTATGGATATTGGCTAAGCTGCATAGTATGATTGGGGAGTATTGTTATAGTGCATCCACAAGAAATCTTTTTCTTTGGATTGCGTCTCAGCAGTTTTCTGTATTGGAGCTGGAGGCGCGCTTGGCTGAGTAGGAGCTCTACTTTGTTGAGCTTGATTCACCTTACCTATTGCATCAGCAATCATAGCTGATCCTCCACCCATTTCCTTCTGTAATGCGTTGAGCTTTGCAATCTGGTCCCCTGTCATAGTCTTCGATAGGTCAACGCCCATCCTTGAAGGATCGAATCCAAAAGCAGACGCAAACGTACTTCCTAAATCTCCTGATCCAGGGGCAGCGTTTTGAGTCCCACTAACATTGACCGCTCCTTTTCCTGGAATAGTTTTTAAACTACCCTCCGGATTAGCTCCATTGTCGGTACCGCTGTAGGCTGGCAATCCCTGTATATAATCTCTTGGATTAACAAAGTCGCCAGCTTGGTTCTTCATTTCTATATGAAGATGGGGGCCTTCAGAAGCTCCTGTACTACCAACTTTTCCAATATTCTGACCTTTTTTAAGTTTGTCTCCTTGCTTAACATCAATTGACGACATATGACCATATGTGCTGGTCATTCCGTTGGGATGTCTTATTGTAACAAACTTTCCTAGGCCACCCTTACCTTGATCTCCTGTAGCAATTACTTCGCCTTCCCCAGCCGTCAATATAGGAGCTCCCAGCTCTGCAGATAAATCAACTCCGCTATGCAAATGATCACTACGTTGCTCGCCAAATCTACCTTTCGATCTAGTGGCGCTTGGAAGAGGATTAGTAAAATCACTGCCAGCTGCTTGATTACCATTTGATTGATCTGCTGTTGCTCCTCCCTGATTGCCGCGGCCAGCTCCAGCTCCTGTTGCAGGGAGAGATCCGGCTGGCGTTTGAGCTGGTGTGGTTGTTGATGAAGATGGTGATGCATCGGCGGCTGGATTTTCTTCCAACTCTTTATCGAGATCGCTTAATAAACTATACAATTCGTATATTGTCAACCCGACAGTTAATGCTGTTGTAATAAACCCAACTGGTCCTGCAGCAAATCCTGCTGCTCCTATTGCAGCCGCTGCAGCAAACCTTGCAGCAATGTATGCGGCGACGCGTTGCATGCCTATTTTTGCAACTAGCTTACGGAGTAATTGTAATGTCTTGGAGAAACTAGCCTTGGATTTTTCAAGTAATGTCTTATTCTTAGCCATCTCTCTGTTTTCCCCAACAGATCCAAATTGGGTTAGAGGTTTGCCCTCCATTACTTTGGGACTTGGGGGAGCAGAAGAAGGGGTGCCTGTAACCCCAGGAGCAGCTGTGGGAGTTACTGCAGCTGCCTTAGTATTTTTAATAACTTTAGAGATGCCATATGCTGAAGCAGCTACTCCAGCTCCGACGCCAAGCTTTTGTAGAGTATCAATTGCCTCTTTATCGCCCGCTGCAGCTTTTCTTTGTAAGTCAGCTAGTTCTTCTCCTCCTAGCTCAACTCCTGTATATCCTGCAATTCCGCCAAGCGTTCCTCCAACTACCTTACCAAGAAGACCTCCCGGAGTATATCTAAGACCCGCATACATTCCAGCGAGAGCGCCGACTGGTTTAGCAGCTTTGGTTACATTTGTCGTTACGCCAGCTGCGTTTCCTGCTTTTAAGTCCTCCCAGGCCATCTGGAGGTCTTTTTTCATGCTGTTGTATAAATTAGGTAACCCAGTAAGGATTGCATTTTTGATCGTATCACTAATCAACGTCGCTATACCTGATACAGCAGCTTTCGTTCCTTCTTTTAGAGCTTTAGTAAGCCCCGAGTCGTCCATGAAACGTTTTATGTCTTTTGCATTTGCAAGAGCTAGTAACCCCATCAAGCTACCTGCAATTAACGGATTGTTTCCAAGAAACCCTAACGCGCTACCAATCAATCCTTCTTTTTTATTAGGATCTTGTGTGCCGGATATGGACGCTCTTGATCCTTTTTGTTCTAAAGCACTTTCCGTACTAAGATAATCGGAACGATCCCCAAACTTCTTATTAAGGGTTGCGCGCTGCAAGTTTAGTTGAGCTAAAGATATTTTTCTAATATCGCTCATAATGGAAGTCAAAGCACTCAACTGACTAGCCATGTTCTTTTGGTTGACTACGTTTTCTTTTGCAAACCCAAGACTGGCTTTAGCACTTTTTGCATCCCCAGTACTGCCACCAGTATCTTGTCCATAAGACTGTACTGTATTACGAATAAACGGCCCGATACCCATTCCGAGGTTGTAGAATGATTTAGCGGAAGGAACATCACGTGTAGCACGTCGAGCTGTTCCTTTGGCTGCGTCAGCGGTAGTTTTACCCAGACCCTTGCCGATTGCGTTTATTAGTCGTTTTGCCATTTATCGTTGCTGTTGTTTTTCTGATTCTTGTTCTAAGTAATTCTTTAGTAAGTCGATATAGATGTCTCTTTCGAAAGGTAACATATCTTCTATTTCACTTATTGAGTAGTGGTGGTGCTGAGCCATACTGAACATTGTCTGGTAATAGTTTGATATACTATTATGACTCAGCCCAACATAAAAAAATCGTTAAGATTTTGTAACACCACCTTCTTCTCGTTTCCTAAACTGTTTGTATAAGTTGTCTCATACTTTAGTTTTGGCATAGTTTCTAAAAACTTTTGTACCTCTTTAAACGATGATACGTCTAATGTAGCAAGGAATTCATCCAACTCTTCTTCTGTATAATCCCTTACATTGTATATGTTGTCAGCATCATATATTTTTTCAATGGAGTACTTAACAACTTCAAAATACAAATCTACCTCAGACTTAGCTTCGGCCAACTTATTCATCATATCCGTTCTTGGATAGCACAGAATCAATCCTAAGTTCTCATTAATCTTGACGTTGTTGTTGTGATCTGGATTTTTAGAGATCTCAATCAAATCTAGATCTACTTCTAACTTATACTGTTGTCCATCTTCATCATCTTTGTAGAACACATCAATTTTATTATTAACTGATTTTGCTCTTAGTTTAATAAACAAATACTCTAGATCAAACGTTGTTAATGTATTGACATCAACATTATCAATAATACAATTATTAACCACTTGTGTAATTGATAATACAATATCTTGAGAATTGCCAGTTGTCTGAGCCATTAGAAGAATCTTTTCTTCTTTGACCAAGAACGGGCGCATCTTAATTTTTTGACCCGTCGATGGGATCACTACATCAAATAGTGGATAATTAATTTTAGGAAGACTCATTTCATTTCACCTTTCAGGATATAAATTCAAATATAATTATTCGCCGCTACCATAATACCAATTATTATAGTAATCGCTGTAACTATCCTCCACTTTCGGAGGAAATAATGTTTTCAACAATGTTGTACCGCTATTGACAACGTTTAGAATATCATTGACATTTTGTGGTCTCTTTGTTGAAGAGATTGTTTGCAATACAGATGCATACTTCAATATAGATTGTCCTAATTGTAAGTTTTTGCTTGCTGTATTGTTGTTGTATGCTTTAGGATCTAGTGTACTTGGTATATCTTCATATTGCCAATTGCTGTAAGTAAATGTTACTGGAAATCTTACTAACTGGTTTGTATCATTCCAACCACGCTGCACGTCCCCTAGAAAAATTGGATAAGCATTGTGCAACTTTAATACGCCGACTTTACTTTGCGCTTCATTGTACACGTATATGTCAATTGTTGTTTTGTACTGATCTTTATACTCAACCTCGAAAGGGAGCTTACCAAAAAGATCGTTAGAAGAGTTACCACGCGGCAACTCATCAAATCCAACAATGCCATTCATCCACAGATAAAAAAACTTATGGATCAAACCATCGCTATCATTAATGAAGGAAAATTGTTGATCGGTGAATATAGGGAGATATGGCTTGCGCTCAATGGGCCCGATGCCGTATCTTTTTATTTCCGTTGTAGCCATACTCACGCCAGGCTGGGTAAATGTGTCAGCTCTATATGTTGCAAGAGATGCTATTTTTGCAGCTCCCGCCACCTTAAAAGAAGTACCAAAGATCTTTGGGGGCGTGAATACGATATGAGCCATCGAGGTTTTTTGTATTCCGTGCTTACGAATGTTTGCTCGAACGGAATCGGAAAAACTCTTATATTCTTGCTGACTGTAATTTAGTTCCTTCGGAGTACTTCTATTAAGCACGCCAAGAAGGCTGGTGTATCCAATTACTTGTTGTAGGGTTTTATTGAAATCTGCCATTTTTATCTTTGAATAATCGCCATTCGACTATCAGCATGAACTCGAGTTTTCGAGGCTTTAGTAAAACGCTCAAGCGGTAGGAATAATGCTATATCCCATAAACTCGCTGGCACCTGTGCCATATCTGTCTGTACTTGACTATTTAGGTAGTGTTTAACGCATGGCTTGAAGAATCTTAGTTTCGATGCACTACTAAGCGTTTGATATGTCATTTTCAATCTAACGTTTTTGTCGTATTTGTTTTCTATCACATAATCATACAACCCGTCCATCAAAGCCGCTCTCATAGGCAAAGGCAAGTAATGCATGTTGATTCCATAAAAACCATCTGGGGTTTTGGCAAACGGAAATACTAAAGGGAATCTATCGTAGTATGGCAGTTTGTTGGCGTGCTTTGGTAAATAACCAAACAAAAACATTTTACCAATAGCAGAGTTGGAAGATGTAGATGGAGAATCTTGGATAATCGTTGCGGGATTGGCTCGTTTGACTGAAGAGGCTTCATTCCGAAACCATTGTTTCGCTTCTTCTGTCTTTGTGGATGTAATCCCTTGTTTAGCTGCTTTGTCTAACAAAGTAGCAAATATATTAGCCATTGAGTGATATTCCTAAATGATTTTCGGTAAATATGGCAAATTTCCAGTTCTTGCTTTCGCAGAACTTTTTAGCTGCTTGCCACTTAGCATTATTTACACCCCAAGTCATAACCTCATTGATATATTTTTTGGTTTTTCTTTTCTGAGGTTCTGGTGGCATTGTTTGCTTTTTGGGCTTTATTTCAACGACTACTGTTTCAATGGTACCGTCAGGTTTACGTTGTTTTAACCAAAAATCCGGAAAATAGCGATGCACCGCTCCGTCAACGGGAGAGCGGTATGGAATACAAAATTCCTCGCTGGACCAAGTAATGACGTCTTGGTGGGCGTCTAAATAGTTCATAAACTTCAATTCCCATGAAGACCTGAACACAATGTTTGACGCGTCACCTTTATACTTGTTCGGATGCTTGGGCTTAAAAAAACCTTTATAACTCATATCAATATTTAGATGGCAAACAAATACGTTCAATATGGAGCAGTCGTTGCAACCGGTGTCGGTGTAGCTGCTGTGACAAAAGGCATTTCTACGGCTCTCTCAACGGGAGGAACGGTAGCTGGCGGTATTGATGCAGCTACATCTACAGCAACCGGAGCTGTCTCCAATCCAGCTTTCTTAACCGGAGTTGGCTTGGGATTGGCTGCTGTGGCATTAGGTTCTGGATCCAAGCGACCATCGCTAAGTTTTCCTAACTTAGCAGCAACAGCGGCCGTAGCGTTAAATGTTTCCAATCTTATCCAACAAGGTAAGGCTGCTGCTGCATCTCTTGCGCAAGGTAAGGCAGGTCAAGATATATCAAGTAAAATTGGACCTCCTGTAGCACTACGTTCTCCGTATGTTGAAGATCCTAGTGTTATGACGTCTACTAAACGACAAGCAAGGCAAACGCATAGGCTTGTATATCCAGACGACCTTACTACAAATTATTATATTAGGTTTGGTCTCTATCGCTACGAGCGTCTGGATAAAGCTAACAAAACTCTTAGCCAATCATCTCCTCATACAACGATTCGGCTACCGCTCCCTGCAAATTTAATTGATGCTATTAGTCTAGCATATCAAGATGTTGGGTTAGGCATGTTCGGGGGAGCAGCGTTTGAAAATTTGATGACTAGAATGGGTCCAGGGGGACAGCAAGCTTCTGGAAATGGCCAAGGAGAGATTATGAGACACGCAACTGCTGCGGTCGGAAGTCTCATTGACTTGACAAACGATCCTAATTTTATGACTGCTGTAGCAAGGCGTCTTGCAGCAAACGTAGATCCGGGTTTGGGAGCTGCTTTTGATTTAGCGACTGGTACTGCTCCTAATCCTCATATGACGGTATCTTTCCAAGGTGTGGCGTTGAAAAAATACCAATTCAATTGGAGACTATCGCCAAACAACGAAAAAGAAAGTAAAATCCTTGAACAAGTTGTCCGTAATTTACAAGCAAGCGCTTTACCAGAAAAAAATGGTAAGTTTTTGCTAACGTTCCCTGATGTTGTAAAAATTGAAATGATGCCTAGCAACTTGTTTATATTTAAACCAATGATGATAGATAACGTATCTGTTAATTATGCTCCGTCCGGTTCTCCTTCTTTCTTTAGAGGAGGAGATGATTCATTTGATAGGTATCCAACTGAAATTGAGTTGAGCATATCATTACGAGAAATTGATATCCACACAGCATCAGATTCTGACTATCAGACTATTCGTAATCTTCAAAACTTTTCTGATCCTGCTAATCTACCTTCAACTCAAGGCACAACAAACCGCTAATATATGGCAAACTATTTTGAAACCTTTGCTCTTCAACAATATGGAGAGAATAAAGAAGTCAGTCGTACGTTGACTACTCGCGCAAATATTGCGCAAAGTGTTTTAAAGCAATCAACTGCTTTCTATCCCTACACTCTGAAAGAAGGGGAAAGACCTGATACGCTATCGTTCTTGTATTATTCGAAGCCGGAATTGGAGTGGCTTGTATTTTTTGCTAACGATATTATTGATCCTTATTATGATTGGTATCTGAGTAGCGAACAATTTAATAACTACATTACCAGCAAGTATGGTTCAATTGCTATAGCTCAAACTCGCACTCACCATTACGAAACCCTTTGGCTTGGAGACGATACACGAATCAGTCCTGATACGTATAGTTTACTAACTGCTAATACTACTGTGAATTTAAAGAAGTATTGGGAGCCAATTGTTGATGAGTATGATAGAGCTATTTCGTATGGTCGTAAAAATTTATCCTTAACCACAACAACAAACCAAGTAATTAGTTTAAAGATAAACAATACTAATGGTACGTTTACTGAAGGAGAAGACATATATCAACAAGACAATGGTATTATAACATCTTCTGCTTCTTTGATAACGGCTAACTCTACTTACATGACGGCACAGCACGTTAGTGGCTCGTTTGTTACTACACGAAGCATTCTAGGCGCTGATTCAATTGCTAATACAACTCTTACTGATACCCCAATTGTATTAAAACAGAACATTCCAACAGAAGAGTTAATATACTGGCAGGCTGTGTCTTATTATGATTATGAAAATCAAATAAACGAGAGCAAGAAACACGTTAAGTTGGTTGGGGCTGAGTATGCGCCGCTAGCAGAAAATAACCTAGCTGAGTTAATGGGATAATATGGCGCTTAATGATTTTCCAGGCAAGGTTGTAATACAGCGCGCTGAAGTATACAACAGTCTTGGTACGAATTCAATTGTTAACAATCTATTATCAATTGATATATTTGAAGACATATACACACCTTATGTGTACTGTGAGTTGTTAATTATCGATTACAATAAACTGGCCTCTTCTTTGCCACTTGTAGGAGAAGAGTTTTTGTTAATAGATTTTAAAACTGAAGACGGTCAGATTATTAGTTATCAGTTTTATTTGTACCAGCAAGATAATGGCGCAATTATAACTAATAATAAGTCGCAAGGATACTCGTTGCACGGAGTAACGCTCGAGCGAGCTTTTGATACAGCTAAAACTGTTTCGAGGTCCTACAAAGGAACATATGCTAGCATTGCTGGCCAAATTTACGACGACTTTATTAAAAAAGATACAGGAAAAGAATTCAACTACGAAGGGTCAAAGAGTGTAGCTCGATATATTGTACCTCAGATATCTCCTTTAAAAGCTATAGAGTATTGCAAGAAAAGAGCTGTGCCAGCCGGTAACGTTTTTAGCCCGTATACGTTCTTTAGAAATTCTCGTGGATATAATTTTATATCATTTAACAGTTTATTTCAGCTAGCAGGCAACTCAAGCGAAAATGTTATCCACACGTTTGGTTCTCCTTCACCCAATCCCACTGCTGATGATAATGATACTGTTGGGGGTAGAAATATTCGCAATGATATAATATCATTCGAGCCTCAAAATAAGTACAACTCTGTTAATAAAATTGATAGAGGAACGTACAGCACAACGAGTTATAGTTTTGATTTGACTACAAAACAATTCACATTAAGAAAACAATTCAACCTGAGTGAAAATAAATCAAAATTTCAATTAGGAAGTGTTGGGGAGTTTAACACAGATGGGTTTTTGCAAGACTTCAATAATAGTCGTTGTTATGTAGAATACAGGCCAACTGATTTCAGTGTAGAATTAGAAGGTACTCAAACAGATTTCTTACCGGATGCTGTTGGAGAGATGAATGCTTACTTGGGATTATTTGGACAACAAGAAGTGCGGATGTTGTTGTATGGGGATTCTAATTTAACGTCCGGTCAAACATTAACCGTGACAATATATAAGCCTACGGATGAGATGAAGATACCTGAGGTAGACAATACACTTTCAGGAACATATTTAATATCGCGTATAAGACATAATATTATATTCGGAACGCAGAATACGTACCAATGCCATATTACAGGCATTAAAGGTGCTATGAATGATACATTGAGAGGGTTGCAAAAAAATGGCTGAAATGGGTAAACAAGGTTTTGTTTGGTTTTTTGGTATTGTAGAGGATGTTATGGACCCCCTACAAGTAGGACGTGTCCGAGTTAGATGTCATAACTTTCACAATATAAGCGATACGGTTTTGCCTACAAATGAACTGCCGTGGGCCCATGTTGTTCTTCCTACAACATCTGCTAGTTATCAGGGAAAAGGAATATCTCCTACATTCATGCGAGAAGGAACGACTGTTGTGGGTTTCTTTGCTGATGGGGAAAGTGCTCAAATGCCAGTTGTGTTTGGTACGCTGCCAGGAATTCCACAACCTAGTCCTGATTTTGTGGATTCGGAAAATATATCTCTTGAAAGTCACGATGTTAATAAATTGGCTCGAGGAATAAACAAGCTATCCCAAGCTAAATTAGAAGTAGGGATTGACGAGAACGTAGAGGCTCCTCCAGGGGCTTTCTTTGGAGCTCAATATCCATTCAATAAAGTATTTGAGTCGGAGCGCGGCCATGTAATTGAAGTTGATGATACGCCAGGAGCGGAGAGAATACACATTTACCATAATGCTGGTCATTATACGGAAATGGTTCCAGGATTAAGAACAGATAAAGTTAATGGAGATCATATTGAGATTTCTATGCAAGCTCGATACATTAAGGTTCGAGGAGATATGGCAATTATCGTTGACGGCACCACTAGTATTTTATCCGATGGGGCTATTACGATGGAGTCTAAAAAGCAAATAACAATGTCTGCCCCCTTGATAAATATATCAGGAACATTGGGAACAACAATAAACGGGGGATTGGTTACTATTTCTGGAACTACTACCACCACAATCTCTGGTTTGTTGGGATTATATCTCAATCCTGGATCTTCGAGTAGTTCTGTTGACGTGGCCACAGCTGGTGGTAATCTCTAAGGACAATATATGCCAAAAAGTGTAGGCCGTGTAGGATTAGATACAGCAGGGGGGTTATTGAATACTCCTTTAGTTCCTAATGTATTTGTGAATGGATTACCCATTGCTGTGGTTGGAACAATTGTAGCTTATCATGGCAAAACTCCTCACGATGCTGTCAAGATGGCTATAGGTAGTGGTAATGTATTTGCAGGAGGATTGCCTGTATGTGGAGCTGGAGATGCTGCTACGTGCGGCCACCTACTTGTTTCAACTTCTAACGTATTTGTAAATTAAATGACCACAATAACCACAGCTGAAAAATACACTACTACCTCTTTAAAAGCAGAGCTGTATAGTGACTTTTTTGTTGGATTGGATATCCATCCTGGTAAGAAAGATTTGGCGCGGGCCACAAACGAAGTTGCTATTAAAAGAGCTATAACTAACTTACTTCTCACTGATTTTGACGAGCGCTTATATCAACCAAACTTAGGGGCTAATTTAAAATACTTGCTGTTTGAACCAGCTGACGGGGAAACGTTGTCTATCATGCGTGAGCATATAGAGAATTGTCTTACAAAGTTCGAACCAAGGATCAGAATATTATCTTTGAATATAGGAGCCTCAGCTGATGAGCAGCGTATTAATGTTACGTTGATTTTCTCAACTGTTAACATACCCAAACCAATAACAATTAACCTAATTCTTAATAGAGTTCGATAATGGCAAACGAATCAATCAACTTAGTAAATTTAGACTTTAATGCATTAAAGTCATCTCTTAAAACTCATCTCTCAGGCCAAGCTGCTTTTCAAGATTATGATTTTGATGGTTCGAACATGGCCGTGTTGTTGGATCTATTGGCTTACAACACATACATCAATTCTTTCTATCTCAATATGGTAGCAAGTGAGATGTTTTTAGATTCAGCTCAGTTAAGAGATAGCGTTATATCCCATGCCAAGACATTAAACTATACTCCTCGCTCTTTCAGATCAGCTACAGCTAGAATTAACATTGCGGTCACGCCTTCTGTTTCTTCCAACACAACGACGGTGACAATTCCACGTGGCACATCGTTCACGTCTAAGGTTGGTTCAAACACATATACATTCACATTACCAGACAACCACGTTATAACTGGATCGAGTAATGGTGTGTTTAGCGTATCAAACGTTGAAATAAAAGAAGGCGTATTGATGACTGATACGTTCATATACAACCAAACAAGCAGCGATCAGCGTTTTATTATTTCTAATCCAACTGTTGATACAACCACGCTGAGAGTATATGTTACAGAAAATAATGGCTCTAACGTTTTATCTTATACACAAGCCAATTCATATTTAAACATTGATTCAACTTCTCAAGTATTCTTCTTACAATCAGCAGAGAACGATTTGTATGAAGTTGTTTTTGGTAACGGTACACAAGGACGTCCTCCTTCTCATGGCGCCGCAGTTTCTGTTGTATATGGAGTAGGTAACGGAGAGCTTCCAAACGGATGTGCTCTGTTTAGTTCCGATGATGCAATTGATGGCCACAATAATGTTGCTATTACAACTGTCTCCGTGGCTACTGGCGGTCTCGTACATGAAACAACACAATCGATTCGTAAGAACGCGCCTCGCTATTTTCAAACCCAAGAGCGTGCAGTTAATGCAGCTGATTACAAAACGTTATTACAATTAGCTTACCCAGAAATTAATGCCATTCACGTTTATGGGGGTGAGGAAGAAGATCCACCTCGCTACGGCAAAGTCGTTGTCTCTTTAGATATTGTAGACTCAGATGGAGTTTCAGAAAGCAATAAAACTGTATATCAGAAATTTCTAAAAGAGCGTTGCCCGCTTACCATCGATCCGGTATTCATCGATCCGGAATACTTAAACTTAGAAGTGTATAGTGTTGTAACTTATAACATTAACACAATAACTGTTTCCGAAAACGATCTATTATCCACGGTTAAATCTAAAGTACGTGTTTTCAACGAACAAAATTTAAACGACTTCAATACTACATTCAGATATTCCAAATTAGTGGAAAGCATTGATAGTGTTAGTACTAGTGTTTTAAGTAATGGCACAGAGGTAGTACCATATAAAGCTCTCAATCCTGTATTGAATAGCCCTTCACCATTTACCGTACGGTTCAATAATAAACTAAAGATCTTGAACTCTGCTTACATTCATCCGTACGTGTCTAACCACGCCGTGACCTCTACATACTTTACATATAATGGGGTTTTATGTAGAATGGAAGATGATGGTAATGGAGTAATGCGTCTTGTTTCATTAGAAACCCAAGACGGTCAGCATGTCACTGTAATTAATATCGGTACTGTAGATTATGATACCGGTACAGTATTCATTAACGGTTTAAATATATCTTCCTATGAGGGACCATATATTAAAATGAGAGCCGTAACTGATTTGCATGATATTGATGCTATGTTAAATAACATTATCCGAATAAAAGATGAGGATATTTTTGTAACGGCTAATGGTATAAGACGATGAAGTACACGTATGGAAAAATTTCTCCTTTAGTAGAAACACAGTTTCCTGCTTTCTATAGAGAAGAAGGTCCTCTATTTGTATCGTTTGTAAAAGCCTACTATGAATGGCTAGAATCAAGCGGGAACCCTCTTTATTACTCAAGAAACCTTTTATCGTTTAAGGATATAGACACAACCCTTGATCAATTTCTTCCTCATTTCCAAACAATGTATTTGGATGGAGTGTCTCTTACTGGTGTAGAACAAAAACGCGATGTTATAAAACACGCATTAGATATTCACAGAACAAAAGGAACGATTCAAGCTCTACGTCTTGTATTTCGTTTGCTTTTTGATGAAGCGGTAAACGTTTATTATCCTGGTAATGATATTCTGAGAACATCAGACGGCAAATGGACTGTACCAATTTATTTGGAATTGTCTATCAGCAGTAAGACAGTTGGGTTTGTAGGAAAAGATATAACCGGTACTGTATCGGGAGCAAGAGCTTTTGTAGAAAGTGTGGTACGACGCAATCACAACGGTAACGTCATTGATGTTGCATATCTATCTAATGTTCGCGGTCAATTTATTACCGATGAATTAGTGAGTAGCGATAATGTCGTTGAAGGCAGTCCTAGAATCGTAGGATCATTAACGTCAATAGAAGTAACAACAGCTGGTAGCGATTTTGAAATCGGTCAAATATTGAATGTTACGTCAGATCGAACAGGCCGTTTAGGAAAAGTCCGCGTTACAGACGTTGGTGTTAGAACTGGTGAAGTTAACTACAGACTTCAAGATGGTGGATTTGGATATACTCTGAATGCTAATGTGTTCGGCGACACTCAGAAAGTATATGTGTCAGCAAACGTTCTTTCAATAACCTCGTTCACAACCAGTAACACTTCTATAACAAACTACAGTGAATTTAGTACCGTAAGACAGCCCCTCGTAAACGTAGCTTTCTCAAGTGCTAACGTTACTTTTGCCAATGGTAGTTTAGTGTATGGAGTCAATTCCACAGGGGGCTACGTTGCTGGGGGATTCATTCTTGGGGCAAACCAAGTAACGACAACAGGCTGGTTGCTGATATCTCCACATAGTGTTGCTAATGTCGGTTTAGATACAATAACGAGCGCAAACACTTTATCTGGATCATTCGTTGTAGGCGAGATGGTATATCAAGCAAATGCTTCAGGTAATGCTGCTGTCGGTGTTGTGGTATATGCTAACAGCTCTGCTGCAACACTAGACCAACGCTTTGGTCCTTTTACTACCAATACTTTGCTAGTTGGCAAAACGTCACATTGTACTGCTAACGTCACTACTGTTAGTACTCTAGCATTTGATAATACAAACTTCAGTAATGCGTCTATCACAAAAATATATGCAAACGCCACAACAAACGGAGCTGTCAAATCTACAGCTACGGATATAACAGCAGTTGGTACTGTTGTTGGAAGTAATTCCCAAGCAGTAGGCGTTTACAGCATCACAAATGCGTTTGTTGCTGATGCTTCAAACCGCAATTACATCTACGATACATCGACAGGAGCACAAGCAGTTGTTACCATCATAAGTTCTGGTAGCCCTGGCGGATTTAAAATTGGTGGTATTTCAAATACAGAAATTGTTTTCATAGGAGCAGATAGGCTTAACGGAAATAATAGCGGTAACGTATCTTTTATGTCCATTAATTTGAATGCTAATAATTCTAATGCTGCGTCAAATACTGGCTATGGGTTTGCCCGCCTTCCTGCTGCAAATAGTTCTTCCGTAATAGGAACAGCTCTTACTAAAATACCATTAACAATCGGTTCTATTATTTCATTGACAGAACGTAATCCTGGTAACGATAATACAGCTCAGCCTTTTGTTGTGGAAATAGAGAAAGCGATTGCTGCTTATGGCAAGCGAGAAATAATTAATTTAAACATTACCAATCAAACGGCTGGATTTAGAGACGGAGAACTCGCAACTCAATCAATCATAAGTCCAGGAATTTCTGCAAACGTTGGTAGTGTTTCTGGTACGTTCGATACTGCTGGTAGAGAAGTTGTCACTCAAGTTCGCTCCGATGGTAATACAGTCTATGGTGAGATTTACTCCGCTGCTGTAATTGGAGCGAATGGATCTTTACGTATCCTCGTATCAAATACAGCAAATACGTTCGATGTATCCAATACCATTGTGGGAACATATTCGGGAGCAGTTGCTACGCCAAATGCAATTGTGGCAAACAATCTTACTATTAGTGCTAAAGGTATAATTGAATCTTCAAACAGCAGTTTAGTTACACTACGAAGAATATCGTTTGTTAATTTCATTACAGGAACAGTTCTTGTTGGAGCGGAATCTGGCTCGACGGCCAATGTTGTTTATATTACGGAAGATGCGTCAGCAAATGTTCTTGGCAATAATGCTGTCGTAGAAGCCGCGGCCGGTATTACAAACGGAACACTCCGATCTGTAGAAGTAGTCGATTCGGGATTCTCTTATCAGAGCGGCGAATACATCACACTATATGCCGACAATAATCCAATCGAGGGTGCTGGATTGGTTACTCTTGGTACGCAAGGTTCAAGCGAAGGGTATTGGAAGGGTCAGGACGGCTTCTTGGACAGCAATAAGTATATCCAGGACAATCATTACTACCAAGAATACTCATATGAGATTCAATCTGGTATCGATCAGAATAAATATAATGATTTTGTTAAAAACACTGTGCACGTTGCTGGCACAAGGATGTTTGGATCATTCTATAAAGATTTAGTAGGACAAAACGCTCCGGTACGTGTAGAGGCCACATACCCAAAAATCACTACGCTAAGTTTAGGTAGTATTGTGGGAGACTTTACTGCAGGAGAATTGGTCAATCAATCCAACGGTACATCAAATACAGCAAACGGTTATGTATTATCGTTTAGTAACACCCTAAATACCTTACAACTTATAAACACTGTAGGGACATTTGTAACGTCCAACGTTGTTACAGGAGCAAACTCTTCTGCTCAAGGTAACACAACAACCATAGAGATTACTATTTCTTAATATGTCAAAGATTTTCACGAATCGTTTTAAAATTAATGCAATTAATGCATTAGTTGCATCTCAGCCTGCGTATTTTATTTTTGTTGGCCGTCATACGCCTTATGATAACGAATCTATACCTCCTACCCTCGTCGATAACATTCAGACAACATACGTTGACGTCTACGACCAAATGCTCTTTGCTAAAGCCGTCGAACAAACGGATGTATCATTCATGGTACCGAGAGTAGATTGGACATACGGTACCGTTTATAACCAATATGACCACCAATCGACTGCTCTATATGATACATCGTTTTATGTAAGCGTTGACTCTGGTAGTGGATATGATGTATTCAAATGTTTGAGTAATGCAGGAGGGATTCCTTCTACTATTGCTCCTGATTTGGCCCAAACGTCTGCTAGCGATGACATATACGAAACATCGGACGGGTACCAATGGAAGTATATGTACTCTATTACTAATGCCCAGTTTGATAAATTTGCCACAGCAGATTTTATTCCTGTTATAACTAATGCAAACGTTGTAGCAAATGCTGTACATGGTTCTATAGATTATATTGATGTGTCATATGAGGGATCTAACTATGATTCGTACACTAATGGAGCTTTCCAGTCTGTCACAGTAGCTGGTAATACTCAAGTTTTTTATATTCAATCAACCGCTTCTGCTAATTCTAATTTTTATAACGGATGTGCAATCAAAGTAACGTCGGGAACAGGGACCGGTCAGCAGCGTACTGTAGAAAGCTACACAGTAAGTGGTTCGACAAGACAGATTGTTATCAATACAGCTTTTGATGTCAATCCTACTACTTCCTCAACGTATGAAATAACTCCAAATGCAGTCGTTGTAGGAGATGGTTCTGGCTTTATTGGAAGAGCAATAGTAAACTCTACATCTAACTCAATATATAAAGTTGAGATTACTGATCGGGGTACAGACTATACATTTGGATCGCTAACATTTACAGGAAATACAGGTGGCATTTCCAACACAGCAGTTGGTAGAGTTATTATCAGTCCTCCCGGAGGACATGGTAGCGATGCTACAGAAGAGCTTGGGGCTCATTATATGGGGCTAAGCGTTAAGTTCGATACATCTGAAGCAATCGCAAATGGTAAAGTATTTGATGTTAATGATTTTAGAGTGATAGGGGTTCTAAGTAGTCCTCTACTCGCAAACTTAGAGCTTACATACACTGGGTCAATTGGAACGTTTGAAGTTGGTGAGCAAATAACTCAATCAAACACAGGCGCGAGTGGATATGTTACATTTGCAAACACTACAGTATTGAGAATGGCAAATGTTAGCTCTAGCAATAACTGGTTTGTACCGGGAAATTCAATATACGGAGTAATAACTGGGGGAAACACCGCCACGACTGCTCAGGTAGTTTCGGTTAGAAACAACGGTAGTGCCAATCTATCAGCAAACCTTGCTTACATCAACCAAACAACAACTTTAAATGTATCCGCTGTGACGGGGACATTTACTGAAGATGAAATTGTTACTGGAACAGGAAATACAGCAACATCGAATGCTGTATTATATAAAGCCAATAGTTCCGTAATACACATTACAAACGTTAAGGGTACTTTCGGGGGTACATTAACAGGCGCCGATAGCGGTGCAACTGCAACAATAACAACAACTCGTCCCGGAGACTTTGTTGTTGGTAGCGGAGATGTTGTCTATATAGAGAATATTACCGCGATAAATAAAAATGCAGGCCAAACAGAAAAAATTAAAGCAGTTATCGAGTTCTAAGAGGAAGTCATGCCACTTGACAAGCAAACAACAACATTAGCCCAGACACCATACTTTGACGATTATGATGAGACGAAGAACTATCACAGAGTTCTTTTCAAACCTTCCGTCGCCGTACAAGCACGTGAGCTAACTCAACTTCAAACAATATTACAAAACCAGATTGAAAGATTTGGGGATAATATTTTTAGAACTGGTACCATTATTAAAGGTTGTTCTTTAACGACTGATGATCAATATTACTATGTTAAATTGTTTGATACTCAAATCAACGGCAATTCATATACTCTATCTGCACTTACTAATACCTACGTAACAGAATCGTCTTCTAACCTAACCGCTGTATCAGTAAATTATAAAACTGGCGGACAGCAAACGGATCCTGATTTAAATACACTGTATATTAAGTATTTGAATACCGGTACTGGTGGCCAGAAAGCTTTCAGTAATGGTGCAACATTAACAATATACAATCGTAATTACCGCGTCGAGACTATTGCTATCAATAGTGGCGGTACCCTATACTCAAACAGTGACACTATTGCATTCAGTGGTGGCGGTGGTGCTGGCGCAGTTGCTGGTGTTACTACTTACGCTAACGGTACGCTTAAGTCAATTGAGATTACAGATAATGGTAGTGGATATACTACTTCTCCAACAGTCACAGTAACAACAAGCACAGGCTCTGGGGCTAATTTAACATCGTTCAACTATCTCGCTCAGATCGCTGTTGCTAATAGCCTGTACACAGCACCAACAGGACGTGGTTATGCAGTTAAAACGTCCGAGGGGGTTATCTATCAAAAGGGCCACTTTATTCGTGTTGGCTCGCATGAGGAAGTTGTATCCAAGTATAACACATCACCAAATAACGTCGTAATTGGCTTCCATACAACAGAGGCAGTTGTTAACAGCAACTCCGATCAGACATTGCTGGATAATGCTAATAACTCTACTAACTACACAGCTCCTGGTGCTGATCGTCTAAAACTTACTGCTAACCTAGTTGTTCTTTCGACTGCTAACGCTGCATCTAATAATGACTTCCTTGCATTGTATGAGTTTGAAAACGGAAGAATTATTAAGGACAGAACCACTACACAATTTAATTCGATCAACAAAGAACTCTCTAAGAGAACATTTGAAGAGTCAGGTAATTATGTTGTGGATCCGATTCCGATGTACACTGAATCGATTAGCGGAAACACAACCCATTTGAATTTGGTGATTGGTGCTGGTTTAGCATACGTGGAAGGCAATCGCGTTCAAATTTACAATAATACTAAGATTCCTCTACGTAAGTCAACTAATACGATTACTAACGATGCGCAAACAATATCTACCAACTATGGTGGCTACGTTTATGTTAAAGAATTGCTTGGTAACTTTGATATTAAGTTAGGAACGACTGTCACGCTACGTAGTACAGCAGGAACAGACTTATCAGATAATGCCGGAGGCTCTCCTACGACTCCTGGTACCCAGATTGGTACAGCTCAAGTACGTTCATTGGTATTTGATGCCGGCACTCCAGGTACTCCTGATTGCCAATATAGACTTTACATTTATGATGTGAAGATGAGCTCAGGGTTCTCGTTCAAAGATGTAAGATCTATTGCAGTTGCTGGCGTCGGTGTCGCGGACGTTGTATTGAACGCTGATAATTTAGCTGTAATAAACGACATCCAGTATGATTCGTTGATTTTTAATACTGGTACGTTTGGTGTTCAAACTCTTACAAACGAAACGTTCATTAGTAGATCACAGACTAACGCTGCATTTGCGGTTGGGGGAACCTTAAGCACATCATTCTCTGGTGGTAATACTCTTCCATATTCTGCTGGATCGACATTGAATAGCGTACAAGAACGCGACTTCATTGTTATCCCTCAGACAACTCTTGTTTCTTCAACAAACAAGACTGGAACTGTTGCTACAACAAGCGGTGCAAATACTGTAACTGGTACAAGTACATTATTCACTTCCGAATATTCTGTTGGTCAGTTTATTAAAGTTGGTACACAAGATCCATTACGTATTGTTAAGATTTCAAGCAATACATCTATTCAAGTGGCTAACAACTTTGCTGCTTCTTTGTCTGCAAACGTTCATACTATTGCTTATCCAGCAAACGTTCCAATCGATTTCCAGAACCAAGCAGGAAAATCAATTGCTATTGATGGAACACAAACAACACTGACGTTGAATCTTGGCCACGGTCTAACAGGAACTGGTACAGTTTCTATCTACCATGATATTCAAAATGAAAGCCCAGCTGTTAAAGTTAAGACAGTTAAAAGCCCAGTGTTTGTTAAGCTGTCCACAGCTGCTACAACAACATCTACAACCGGACCATGGTGCTTAGGTATTCCTGATGCATATGAAGTAACTGGAGTATACGTCGGCTCTGCTAACACATATAGCAACACAACAACAAACTACGTAAACGAATTCTTCTTAGATAGCGGTCAGAACGACAACTATTATGGTTTGTCATATTTGAAGAAGCGTCCAGGCTCAACGCTAGCAATTGCTAATACAAACTGCTTGTTAGTATCGTTGAAAGCATTCACACATGGTGTTGGCAAATACATCTCTACAGAATCATACGCTTCAGCGATCGATGATGCTACAGAGCCATTACCATCTAATAAGATTCGTACGCAAGACGTTCCTGTTTACACATCTCCAAAAACTGGTAAAGCATATGACTTGCGTGATGTAATTGACTTTAGACCTATTTGCTCTAATACGGCAAACGTAAATGCAACTGCAGTTGCAGGAGCTACAATCGATCCATCTACGACAATTACATTTGCTTCCGCAGAGAAATATTTTCCTTCTCCTACAAGAGAATTTACCGCTAGCGTAAACTCATATCTGGCAAGACAAGATAGAGTAGTAATTGACACATACGGTGGTATTACTGTAACAGAAGGCATTCCTGCAAACAACCCTTCTGGTCCTTCAGAGCCTAAAGGCACAATGACAATTGGTATGGTCAATGTAGCACCGTATCCTAGCTTATCTGCTAAAGATGCAGCTGATTCGAGCCGTACTGATCTCGGTGTTTATATTAACCCGATGCAAAACAAACGCTATACGATGAAGGATATTTCCGACATCGAGCGTCGTATTAATAGACTAGAGTATTATGCTCTACTGAATACTCTAGAGCAAAATACTAAGCAACTTGTGTTGCCTGGAGAAGCAAATAGCTCAATCGAAAGATTTAAAAACGGCTTCTTTGTTGATCCATTGACAGATTACAACGTATCCAATCTTAACGATGCTGAGTATAGTGTTATTATTGACACAAACAAAGGAGTTGCTAGACCAAACTTCAGCGATGTAAAAATTGATTTAGTTTACGATTCGGCTAATAGCACAAATACTACCAAGACGGGAGATATTGTAACGCTAAGTTTTACAGAGAAAAATCTCGTACAACAACCGATAGCAAATAAGATTCGTACTCTTGTTGATCAGTTCTGGAAGTATAAAGCAAACGTTAGTTTGTATCCTCCTTATGACAACTACTATGATATTACACGCAAGGGTGTATCTATTACTGTTGATATTGCCACTCCGTTGAATGCATTGGCTAGAGCAACAAGTAGTGCGCTTTCCCAACTTAACGTGTCTACCAACTTAGACAGCGTGGCTAACGTTGGTAATGCAATATTTGTTGGTATGAATGGTACGAACCGTGTATTTGAGCAAGACGTTCTTAAAACGTTTACAGATACAAAAGTCAAAATCAATCCTGGTCAAGAGTTAATTACTCAACAGAACCTCGGGGATTATGTTACTGACTTTACGTTGAGACCTTACATACGGGAACAAAGAATATACTTCTTTACAGCTGGATTACGTCCAGGAGCAACCCACTACGTGTTCTTCGATAACGTCAACGTATCGAGCTACGTCACACCAGCCAGCATAACTGTCTTTACAAATGTTACGGAAAATTCATTTACTGTAACTGGAGCGAAGGGGGCTGCATTAGTAGCGGGCGATAATGGTCAGTTAGCTGGTTATATCGACCTTCCTGGCGGTACATTCTTTGTTGGTGAGCGTAATGTTGTTATTATGGACGTCGATGCTACAGCTTCGGAGACATCAGCTACATCTAAAGCCGTTGGTTCATTTGTAGCGTACGCTTATGGTGTTAACAAAACAAACCTATCACTCTCTACGAAGACTATTGATGTAACGTATGATAATTCGTTTGGAGTAGCTAACTATACAAACACCTATGTTGTTTCTGATAAAGTAAGATTTGAACGTCCGGACCCTCTATCACAAACGTTTAGAGTGCAACGTCAATTGGCTGATACTGATGGCGTATTCATTACTGGCATTGATGTATTCTTTAGGGCGAAGGATGCAACGCAAGGCGTTACCTTAGAATTACGCGAAACAAATAATGGTGTACCTTCACATATTATTGTTCCTTTCTCTCGTACACGACTGTCCCCTGCAAACGTTAGCGTAAGCGAGACAGCTTCAAATGCAACTTCATTTACGTTTGCTTCTCCTGTATATCTGAAAACAGAAACGGACTATGCAATCGTCATTTACCCTGATGCTAACTCTCCTGAATATACGATTTGGACGGCTGAGACAGGCGTTAAAGACGTAGCCAACACTTCGTTGATCAGTAACCAGAACTGGGGACTGGGAACGATGTTCTATTCAACTTCTGGTACAGCTTGGACGCCAGTACAAGACGAGGACTTGAAGTTTACAGTCAAGCGCGCTCTGTTTAATAATCTAAGTGGTACAGCAAAAGTACACAACGGAGATTATGAGTTCCTAACACTAGCAAATACAGAAGGATACTTTACTGGGGGCGAAACTGTTGCGCAATTAAGTAACACATATTTGAGTGGTACTTTTACGACTAATGTAGCGAACGTTGTTGTAGGTACAAGCTCAAGTCAAGCGGCTGCTCTATCAGTTGGCGATAATGTATTGTTTGTGTATTCTAATAATGCTGCTATAGGTACTGGTAATGTTAATGTAACGACTGTTACTGTTTCTAATGGCGGCGGTCAAACAACAGACTTCGTTACAGAATATTCCGCTGGGGATTTCATCCGCATTGGTAGCGATATCAGACAAGTTGTTGCTGTCACTAACTCAACATCGATAACAATTGACTCTGCGTTGAGCACTAGTGCTTCTAACTCAACTCATTACCGTATGGATCCTGTGTTTGATGTTAGCCGCGTAACTGCAGCCAACTCTTCCACAATTACTATTAATAAGGTACCTAAGTTAACAAGCAATGCTTCTATTATTGTTAATGGTCAAAAAGTAGTTCGTGGTGTTGTGAGTGCTTACGATTATGGTAATACAAAGATCTATATCAGTTCTTCAACGTCTGCTAATGATACGTTCAAGATTCAAACATCTAACTCTGCTTATAGAGGTACGATCGTTGGAGATACAAGTCAAGCGCTTGGTGTTGTAAGTACAGTCGATAACATAAAAGCTAATATCTTTAGACCATTAATTAATACATTACAAATACCTGGTACAACTGTTTCGTTGGTTGGAACACTAACAACCAATGCTGGTTCTACAGACACTAAATCTTACTTCTTAACTGCTTCAAGCAGATTGGATCTGGGAGATGATGCTATCATTAAGAGTAAGTCTAATGAGATTGTAGGATCTACAATTACAAAATCATTCACTGCTGACTTGCAAATGTCAGGAGCAACTACTGACATATCTCCATTAGTGGATATGAACCCATCAAGTGTTGTTCTGACAAGAAACTTAGTCAATAACGATTATACTAATGAGACCGGTCGTTTTGGTAGTGCTACATCTAAGTATGTCTCCAAGCGTATTGCGCTAGCTGACGGTTTAGATGCGGAGGATGCTAAAATATTCATTACAGCATATAAGCCAAGCGGTACTACAATTCAAGTGTATGCTAAGATCCTTAACTTCACGGATGGAGAGGCATTTGAGGATAAAGACTGGACATTGATGGATCAAGTGACATCTGGTGCCATATACAGTGATTCATTGAATGAGGAAGACTATAGAGAATATGAGTACACATTCCCTAAAACTCCTCCATCAACATTATTGTCTGGGGTCGTTACAACATACTCGAACACTACTATTACAGGCGTAGATACTACATTCTCTACAACAGTTGTTGCTGGGGATTTGGTCAAGATTGTTAAATCCAACACATTAACAGACTATGATTTGTTCCCTGTTGTATCTGTAGCGAATAATACGTCACTACAAGTAACATCTAACACATCGTTTACTGGGACTGGTAACACGATTGAGCTTGTAACCCAGAAGAAGGCTGCGTTCAAATATACACGTAACAATTATATTACTCGCTACCACGATTCAAACAATGCTGCATTTGATACATACAAATACATGGCAGTAAAGATTGTATTGTTATCTCCATACAATTACTTGGTGCCAACATTGAATGATGTTCGAGTGTTAGCGGTATCAGTATAAGGTGAGGGATGCTTATCAAAACAAACGACGCCAGTTTTATGCGCGATGAGGATACTACCGCGCTGATAAATACAAATAAGACAGCATATGATTTGTATAAACAGCAACGCAACACCATTGTAAGCAACCAAACATTAAAGGCTGAAGTTGATATGTTAAAACAAGACCTCAGCGATATTAAACAACTTTTAGGACAGATAGCACAAAATGTCGGTATCAATCGCTAACGTAAATTTATCTACAGATACATTCCAAAACTGGTTGGATAAAACCAATCAAGTATTGGATAAGGTATCTACCGTCGTTGTCACTACCGCTGCTAATACTGCTGGCGGGTTGACGGCTGGTAACGCAAGTGTTAATGGAATATTTTCTGCTAACGTAATTGCTGTGGGGGAAAGTCTACGTGGCGGTACTGTAACAACCGCAGCCAACCTTGCAATTACATCTAACGTTGTATTCTCAGGAGCAAACGTTGGTGGATCTGTTACAAACTTCAACTTATCGTCTTCTAACGTTGTTATTGATTCTGCTGTTACAACAATTAGCGGTGGTACTCTTACTGTTACCTCAAATGCTAACTTCAAGAGCAATACAATCTTTATTAATACGGCAGGTCGTTTAGGGGTTAATACTGGATCGCCTGACGCAACATTGTCTGTAGTTGGTACTGCAAACGTTTCTGGTAATGCTAAGTTTTCTGGTGTTGTTACTCTTGGCGCTAACGTCAACATCCAAGCAAATACAACTCTAACTCTATCGAGTGTTCCCAATAGCGGTTATTTGTTCTTTGGTAATACAAACTTACGCTACCTCGGATACGATGCTTCCCAATATGTGTTTGCTGTTGCAAACGTTGCTGTACAAGGCACGTTAATAGCAAACGCAATTACTGCAGCTGCAAACGTTACACTAGGAGCCGGGGTGGGCAGTGGGGTTTATATTGTAGGGGACGTCACTGGCAATGCTAATACTTTATCAAGATCAGTAACTGCTGGTTCGTATATGTCTGGTGGTGGAACATTATCGACAAACATCACATTGAATGCTAATGCTTCAGCAGCTGCCACAGCAAGCGTTCTTGTAGCACGAGATGCTAATGGTAGTTTCTCTGCTAACGTTGTAACTGTCAACAACATTACAATATCTTCTGGCACTCTAACATCAAACGTTAGTGGTACAATTACTCAATCTAATAATATCTTATTTGGCGGAACTGCATATCCTGGAGCCCTAACTTCTATTGGAAGTACGGTAGCATTAAGAGATAGTAGTGGAAATATTACTACCAACTTGTTTGTTGGTACAGCAACCGCAGCTCGATATGCTGACTTGGCTGAGATGTATTTGGCTGATCAAGATTATCCAGTAGGAACAGTTGTTAAAGTTGGCGGCTCAAAAGAAGTTACTGCATATACGGCTATTGACTACATTCGCGCTTTAGGTACAATATCTGATAAACCGGCTTATCTAATGAATAAAGACTTAGAAGGTGGCGTTCCAGTTGCATTAAAAGGTCGTGTGCCTGTTCGTGTGCTTGGATTAGTTAAAAAAGGCCAAGGATTAGCTGCAAGTGCTATTCCGGGCGTCGCAGCAATGAGTGCAATTAACTACTTTGCTATTGCACTAGAAGATTATGAAGACTTTACAAAAGAAGGGCTGATTGAGGCTGTAATTTTATGATATGAAAATACAATTTGTGAATTATTCCATGGCCGCAGAGGTTCTTGGAATTGATTATGCTTGGTTAACTCTCAAATCGTACTTCGAAGAAAACAATAAACACAAGACTCAGTGGGAATGGTTAGATCCAATCACTGAGTCTTATGCTTTTCACGTAGACGATCTCGTTAATGAAATTATAGAACGTAAACCTGATGTTCTAGGATTCTCTCTTTACGTTTGGAACGTTGGACTATCTCTACAGATAGCAAAACAAGTAAAGAACAAACTCCCTAATTGCAAGATTATTGTAGGGGGTCCTCACATAACATACAAAGAAGATATTAATTACTTTAAAGTAAATAATTTTATCGATGCTGTATGTAAAGAAGATGGTTATGGTGAGGTATTCCTTACGGAGTACTTGTACCAACTCGAACAACCGACTCCTGATCTTACCCAAGTCCCATACTGCATATATCCGCACAACGGAATGTGGAAAGAATCATTTGCAAGTTTCTACAAACGAGATTTTAAATGGCCTGTTCGAATTTACAAACACAACAAGGCCTACATCGATCGTCGTATAGAAAAATCAATTAAAGAAAATAAAAAACTCTACGTAGCTTATGAGACGTCGCGAGGATGTCCATTTGGTTGCACTTATTGTGAGTGGGGTGGGGGGATCAATTCTAAGGTCACTTTCAAACCAACTGAGTTAATTATAGAAGATATAGATTTTATACTTGGTTATGTAAAGCCATTTTTCTTTTCATTTACAGACGCCAATTTCGGAATTATTGACCGAGATGTTGACATTATTAAACATATATGTGCATGGAGAAAACGTGCTTCGGTTCCTAGTATTATGTACTTCTTTGGCCCGTCAAAAGTCAACAAACACAACGTATATGAGATTGAATCTCTGACAGCAGAATATGGAATGCTTTCCGACTACAAAGTCCCTGTACAAGATCTAAACAGAGATGTGTTGAAGAATATTGACAGAACAGATGAAGATTGGAAATTGCAATTAGAAAACTATATTAAGATTAGAGAAAAGCATGGTGGCAAAATCCGACTCGAGATGATTCTTGGCTTGCCAGGTGCTACTTTAGATAGTTACTACGAAGCCTTAGATTACTCGTGTACAATGGATACGTTTGGCAAGAGGTATGTTTGGCACTTGCTACCTACAACGCCAGCATCAAAAGCAGAGTATCGAGAAAAATTTAAAATACAAACTCTGAAAACAAGCTTTGGTATGAGAAGTACGAACGATGGTACCTTTACAATTTTAAAAAAGCATTTTGTTGAAAATTTAAATGTTGCTCGAGATCTTGTAGTTGATCCGGAATGGATGTGTCCTACAGAAATTGTAATTGAGACGATGTCTTATTCTAAAGAAGAATGGCTGACAATGTTTTTAATGGACTATGTTGTTCACCAAGCAGAAGTTGGAGAGTTACTTTCTTCTATTACAAAATACATGGCTAGTACCGGTATTCCTCATAGCGTATTTTATAGAAAGTTGTGGGATTCTTTTCTTTTTGCAGAAGGAAATGGCCTTACACCTACTCAGAATATCTTGCTTCAATCTATGTGGCAGCAGGGTTTAGAAAAAATACAAAAAGACGAAGCTGTTGATTTTGAATACTTCGATGTTCCGGAAAACTTCCCATTCCAAGTTCGCTGCTTGGCTGGCCCATTGTTTAACATTATGCTGTATAGTAATATTAAAGCGTTTTATATTGCACTTGCTAGATGGTGTAACATGCAGTTTGGTGAAGATCCGATTCGGGATGATTTAATTGTATATACTTCTTCTATGATTAAAAATATAAACTACACCCCTAATCAATATACTTTTTCTACTGAATATGATTGGTCAAAATACAGGACCAATGGCGTTTTTGTTAAACGACCAACAACATACCAACCAAACGACTTAGTGCTTTGGGGTGAAATGACAGATATAAATACACGAATAAAACAACATTTTTTATCTATTTGTTCGAATATGAATGGGACAAAACTTTTTGAAAAAATAAAAGTGTCATATCCAAAAAAATAGATAAAATAATAAAAGGTAAAAACATGGTTATTTTATTATCTCATACATTAGAATCCCAAACAGCTTTCAATGTACAGCAAGTCGTTAATACTTCTGAGCAGAATTCTTTTATCGAATCGCTTCATCAGCGCAGAGCTCTTTTTCAAGGCGATACTTCTCGTGAGATAAAAGATCGTTTAATAGACGTCGCCAGACAACATCCAGAAATATACGGACAAGGTGCAGGAGACCAATGGCAGCAAGGAAATTTTGCTACGACCATATTACAAGCAGCTGAAGATGGAACATTGCAATCAAAATTTATCTTTTGTTTTGAAAAAATATTCGATCAATTATTTCCATATGTTATTCAACAACTTCCTGCAGATCAAAAGACGTTATTGGTATATCCTGCCGTGAGTTACAAGCCCAAAGGCGTTGATCATTTTATTGGTTGGGCTGTCAATCCCCAAGATTTTGGAATAGAGCATATGGAAGAGCACGAGCGAATTGCAAAAGAAGCAGCGCTGCATTTATCTGAAGCTCATAATAGCTGGATGAGAGAAAATCAACAACAATATGATAAATTTTTTGATGGAGCTACTTCTCAAGAAGTAATTCAATATATTAAGGGATTATGAAGCATTGGCTTTTTACACGTGCCCAAAGTAGACCTCCTGATTGGGAACGTATAGCGGATAGTGTGAATCTTACTCCGATTGTGGTAAAATCAGAAACGGAGGAAAGATATTATACCGTTCCTGTTAATAAAACACTTGTTCCTGAATCAAAACATCATTATATAAAACAATGGCATCACGGTCAAACGCTAATGCAGTTTGATAAAGATGTAACGTCTCTTGCTGTTGTAAAACATAAAGATGGTGCAACAATTACGCAATCATATATTCCGGAAGTATTGCGAGATGAGTATAATAGTAGAATAATAGATTTAGATTTTCTCGAGCGCACTTTAGATAAAAAAGGATGGTGTGCTTTGGGAATGTTAGTTGAAGGAGATGAACCAGTCACCCAAACTGCTCTCTTACGAGACTCACGTTATATTGTTAGAGACGATCAATATAGATTGTTGTTTGCTGATACAAATGAACTGTGTGGATTGGATAGTCCTGTTAAGTCCCTGTTGTTATTTGTCGCTTTTAAATTGGGAAGAACAAACGCTTACATCCTTGTTGTGAATCCTAATATTGTTAGTTTACATGGAGAACTTGGAAGCGTTAATGAGCAACGAAGTGTAGCAGCTTGTGCTAGTTTTTCTAATATTGTACCGTGGTTTGCTTTTGCTCCCAGACTAAACTGCAATCTTATTAATAATAATACTATTGTTGTAAATAGGGGAGAACTGGAGCTTGCTATTGGAGGGGCGTCCATAATACAATATACAACTCTCCGTGGTGTTGAGAATTTAGATTTTACAGTAGAATGTTCATGGGAATATAATGTGGTTGATAACGTTATTAGAGTTAAAAGACAGCCCGGTGTTGGTTATATAAAAATTATAACCCCTTGTATTGATATGACAAAACAATATGTAACAGCAGAAGATAGAAAAATAACATTAGAATATATTCTTTTAGGAGTATGAAATGACAGCAGATACAACATCGACATTTACGTCAGGGACCGGCGCCCAAGGTACCAAGACAACCGTAGATACGATCACGGCTGCCCACTTCACCCAAATGTTGGATATTGTAGATTCGTTGGTCAGTCATGGCCATACATTCTATGATGATTATTCAACTAATTGTGAGTGTCAGTGTGGACGCGGTTCGCTATAGATGAATCGATTATAACATGAGTCAAGTGAACGTAGTAAAAATATACAGAACATTAAATGATGCTCAAAAAGAACGTATTGCCAATCATGCTGCAACAGTAGTTCAGCTGGAAGATGGTACGTTGAAGACAACCGTCGATACAATTATTACCCCTGCCGGTTTAGAAAAACAAAATAAACTAATAACTATTGTTCCGTCGGAAGAGGAACAAGTAAAGAGTTTTGATCAAGCAAAGCATCTATTCAGTAATTTAATTCATATGAATTTGTTGCTGACAAATGCTTGTAACTTGAGCTGTAGCTATTGTTACGAACAGCATAAAAAAGATTATGGTAGATTCACGGTTGAATCTGTAAAGCAATCATACGACTGGCTCAGCAATATTAACAAACAGCCGTTAAAGATTCTCCAGTTCTTCGGAGGCGAGCCACTAATACACAAACCACTAATTCAAGACTTCATTAAGACGTATGATGAAGAGTTGAACGCTAATTGGAATAATTATATTGGTACAGGGATCTCTATTTGTACGAATGGGTTGTTACTAGATGATGATTTTATTGATATGTACTTTAACAAAAAGTACACGTATATGTTGATTAGCCTCGATACAATGGATCTCAAAAAAGACTACAGAGAGATCACACAAAAGCAATTAGATACAATCCTTCACAATGTTGAACGTATCACTAAGATACCGAACGTCGGAGCAAGACTGACAATCCGCTGTACATTATCTGAAGAGACTGCTGATAGTCTACACGAATTTATAGAATCAATTTACTCAAAGGGAGTTAAGCGTTTAATTATTCACCCTTTAGTTCTCGACTCAAAACGCGGGTATATTAAATGGAGTAAGGATAATTGGAGTATGATGCGCGAGGCAATACTCGGATGTTTAGACAAGTATCAAGACTTGACCGTGTTGTTTAGTGAGGGAGTAGGAGAGAAGCAAGATAACAACTGTATGGTTGGTTCTGATATGATTGCTATTGATGGTAGTGGAGACTTCTCAGGTTGTTATTTCTTTACAAACCAAAAAGCTGCTGCTCACGAAACTATCCTCGGTAACATATTACAAGATAGAGTGTATGTAGACCGTTACATAAAGTTTCAGAAAATCTACAACGAGATGTTTGAAGTAGAAGAGCAATGCAAGGCTTGTGATTATCAAAGTATGTGTTACCAATGTCCGGCTGGTAATATTGATACTGGTCCACGTATGTTCAGACCAGATGATATGTGTCAAGAGATTGTAAAGTTATATCTTGATCTACAAGCAGATGTCGCAAAGAAACAATTTCGTCGTTTGTTTGAAATTAGACTCCAACAACTACAACTTGAAGGTGAGCAGCAAACAATAGCAGCTGGAGCTGACTATATGTTGGAGTACTTGAAGACTGGCCATAGAGTAATGTTCGATCCTTCTAAAGATAAACAATATAAACCATATAAGCAAATTTTATTAGATATTTGGTCGCACATAAGTGGAGAATCGAACGATAGTGGTGAGATGGAAGCAGTTGAGTTGTATAGATCGTTAGCCAAAAGAACTGGTATGTTACCAAAAGTTGTTGATGGAGATACGCCTGAGATAAGAGTATTTTATTTGCAATTGATTTCCACTATGATATTTAATGAGAAGAACCATGGATTTAACTAACATTAAAAGTGTAGTAATCTATCTTGGCGATACGTGTAACTTTGATTGCGTGTATTGTGATAGAGCATTCATAAGAGAAGATGTTGGTTCTCAGAATATGAAGAGTACAGCTGTTAATGATATTGTTGCTTTTATGGATGCAGTTGTTGAGAGCGAGCATCCGCTTCAATATGTGAGCTTCCATGGCGGCGAGCCAATGCTATATGTTAAGAAGATGGATCACATACTTGACAAGATAGCTCCCCACTTGGAAAAGATTGGTTGTAAGTTCGCAATGACTACCAACGGTTCGTTGATTGCAGAGAATGCTTGGTTTTTTGAAAAGTGGGCCGGTAAATGTCAGATTACTTTCAGCTACGATTTCAACTATCAAGATATTAATAGAGCCCCGGTTGATTTAGAAGCTGTTGCTAAGGTATTGCATGGCACTCGAACAAACTGCTTGTTCCAATTTGTTGTTCCCATCTCTACGCCCGGAGCATTAGACTTAGAAACTTCTACAGCAATAGTTAATGCTTGTAAACTCCTTCGTTGTAATGTTGTTAACTTGATTCCTCTTAGACATTATCGCGGTAAACAGAAGTTCAAAGTTCTACTAGATGATTTAAATCTCGATAGATTCATGTATGACTTTTCTAAGATGTTACATACTTTATATGTAAACGGTGTTGTATGTTATATTGACGGAAACTATACGGATATTGACAAACAATATTTGGACAACCATGGAAAGCTAATACTTGGACCGGACGGATATCTATATCCTGAATTTGATTTCCTCGAATATAAGCGAGATGAATTTAGAGTCGGTAAATGGAGAAACGGAATTGAATTGTATAGACAAGGAAATGAAGAGTCTCTAATTAGACCGGGTTGCACTAATTGCATCTCTCGTCAGTATTGCGGTTTGAAGTATCTCTATAAAATGTTTGACGAAGAGCCAAAAGGAAACTGCGTTAAGTTTTATCAAACCATCAACGTGCTTGTTAAGCATATGAACAAATTAAACCAGAAACCTTCATTATTACATTGGGTAGGAATAGATGAGTGAATATGTCGGAGAAGACTTTGAGCAATACCAAGATCATACTACGTACTTTCTCAGAGAAGACTCTTTAAGTCCTCTAACGTTTGATCTTTACTTTACTCCAACATACAAATATACTTGTCATGCTGGATGTCAGATTTGTTATATTAAGGATAAGTTAAAACAAGGGTTCTCTACGTTTCCTCAGAACGTTCCTTCTATCATATCAACAAAAGATGAGCAGCGCTGGTATGATGTGTTCGATCACTTCTACGTAATTCGTACAAACGATGATCTAACGTACCTCCGTCTCAATTATCCATACATATTTGAGTGGTACAAATCACACGGAGAGATATTTGAATATGGTATGACTGATAATGCTGTATTAACTCATCGTAAGACGCTGATGGATAATATTACAATGAAGGGTATGGCGGATATCAGTCTCAGCGACCACTTCCTTGTAAAGACAAATAAAAACAAACAGATTATAGAAGTGTTGAATGATTATGCTTCCAAATACAACATTGCTAAAATAAAGATTATACGAACAACAGACGGACCTGCTCCTCCTCAAGTAGAGGAGATTGTCAATTGGATGAATGAGCGGGGATTGTATAACTGCTTACAACACGATCTTAGAGATGATGCCAACGCAAGATATGATTTAGAAGGTAAGTATGATTACCAAAATACATACGTTCTAAGTCACAATAATAAAACATACCAAATATACAGAGAAGCAATCCACTTGTACAACGATCGCTTCTTTTATAGTATTGATGATGCTACCGATATTGATTGGGATCCGTTTTTCATATTTGATAAAGATCAAGACTTCAATCCTACTGAACTAATGTATGAGATGTTGAGCGGCAAGAAAAAGCTATACGGTAAATTTGCTAATGAAATCAAACCAACAAATAAAGTTGAGCAAAAGTTTGTCGATTACTTCAACGAAGTTCAGAAGTTTAAATTTAATCCTGATTTTAACTTTGTCCCTGAGTTTATGTTAAAATCTAATTGTAAGTTCTACCACAAATTAATACAGAGTGGGTTTAAAAGCTTCCAATACGGGTTAATTAAACCAAATTCCGGCGCTAAGACGATCCCGATTATTCAGTGGGATAAATAGCTTTAGGAGGGGAATATGGCTCAATCAGAAAGAAGTCAACAAGCTGGATATCCAAAAAATAACGACACAGGTAACGAACTTAGCACGGAACAATCGAGCATAAGAAGCAACCTGAGGTCTCGCTTCGTCACAAACAACACTGTTTTAGCAAGCGATGTGAATAACTTGCGCACGTTGATGAATGCTTTTCAGAGACATTATCACAGATACACTGATTACGATAGAATTCAAACATACGGTAATAATGGTAGCACCGGATCAAGAGATGTAGACACTTCTATACTAGGAGGATATTCTGATCCAGGTACTGTTTCTGCGGGAGATGTGATTACAACATCTTATATCAATGGTCACGTTAATGCAGCAAATGTATTACGAAGCCACAACCACGCTATCGACGACGCATAACCCAATACACTTATATTATGTCTTTTGCTAAATTTGAGATTAAACAAACCGGTCAAACATTCTATTATAACAACGATAGAAACTCCATTGTAAACGCGGAAGGACAGTCGTTATCCGCTTCACCGATCCACTCCGAAGAATGGTATGCTGAGCAAGCAGCTCAAAACGGTGTTATAACAAAAACTAATAAGCCTGTTGGGCTTCGCATTCTATTAGGACACGCTTGCAATTATTCTTGTTCCTACTGTATGCAGAAGGATATTGGAGATCCGAGTGAGCGACCAGAGAATTTCTGGACTCCTGATTTCCTTGAATCGGTAGAAAAGTATCTTGATACGTCTCTGCTAACTCGTATTGAATTGTGGGGTGGAGAACCATTTTTGTATTGGAATGATATGGTCAAAATAATGACCCATTTTGATAGTGAGAAAATATCGTGGTATATTTCCACTAACGGAAGTGCTCTACGACAGAAGCATGTTGATTTCTTCAAGCAATTGAAGTCGCCAGTTGCAATGGGAATAAGTCACGATGGACCAGGTCAGGAATCATTGCGGGGCGAGGATATATTCCAACGTCCGCAAGTTGTAGATGTATTAAAGCAACTAGATTTATTGTACCCAAAATTTCAATATAGTTTTAATCCTGTAGTAAGTAATACAAACTTTAATCTATTTGATATAAATGATTATTTTTATAAGCTGGCTGTTGATAACCAGTTGAAGAATTGTAAGATTAGTTTTACGCTCGGTAGAACATATGATGATACAGACTCCAAGAATAGTTTTGAGCATGTAATACATGGTGAAAATTTGAAAGCATTTAAAATAATAACAGAAGATTACATGAATGCCGCAATAGAGCAGTTGAAGAAGCACGGAAGATCTAAAACTTTACCTATATTACAATCTAATATTTTTGATGGGGATACTGGTGCAATTAAGTTTGCGCAATCTGTGAAGAATGAGCTTCCAATAACAATTACAACTAATTGCGGAGCTGATGCAAAAGATATATTGAGTGTGGATTTGAGGGGAAACGCTAGATTATGTCCTCACACACACGAAAAATACAATGGTGGCCATATATCTAATATCAAAGGGATAAAGATAGTATCGCTTGCTTTGGATAGAAAAAAGACACACTGTTCTGATTGTCAAGTTCGCCGGTTATGTAAGAGTTCATGTCCGATTGATTTTCCGACTGATGTATTTCTGAAGAATTGCCGTGTTGAAAAAATATGGTATGGAAGCGTACAGAATGCAGGATTCAAGATGTTATTTGGTTCAGATGTAGAATTGAAGGAAACGGGAATTGCAAGTGTATGATCGACACATCCCGTATTATTGCTAAACAGCAATCTTTATCTAATCACTCATTATTAGTCACAAACTCAATCCAAACAATCGACGATTTGCGGATATTCATGGAACACCATGTATTTGCAGTTTGGGATTTTATGAGTTTGATCAAGTCGTTACAGCATAGTGCGTGTCCGTCTACTAATTTTTGGGTACCAACAACTGGTACTCGTAGCTCAATAGCAAGAACGATTAACGAGATTGTATTATGCGAAGAGTCTGATTTGACTCCTGATGGTAAATCTTCAATAAGCCATTTTGATTTATATCTCCAAGCAATGGAAGAAGTTGGAGCAAATACAGAAGCAATTGTTCGGTTTTTGGAAGCAAAAGACTTTGCAGTTATTCCGGAACCGTCCCGTGCATTTGTTGAAACAACATTCCATACAATAGATCAAGGACCCCATTGCGTTGCAGCTTCGTTTTGCTATGGGAGAGAAACAATAATCCCAGCAATGTTTAAGCGAATCCTTAGACAGCTCAATATTTCTAGCCTCGATGCTCCTAAGTTTTACTATTACTTGGAACGTCATATCGAGGTCGATGGTGATGATCACGGCCCAAAAGCTCAGATGCTAGTTGAATATTTTTGCAAGAATGATCCGTTCAAGGCTCTTTGGGCAGAAAAAGCAGCGATTGAGGCTATAAATGCCAGGATAAAACTATTTGATCATATTGAATCTCTGGTCTTATAAATACACTTAGAATCCTATTTACACGGTTAAACCATGGCTATCAAAGCAAATCTAATAATTGATCAAGGCGCGACCTACGCAACCAAGCTAAACATTACAGATGCAAATGGAAGTGCTGTGGATTTGACGGGGTATTCAGCTGCCGCTCAAATAAGAAAGCATTACACTTCATCCAATTCAACCTCGTTCTCAGTCAGTCTTACACCGGCGACTGGGGCTGTTGTCCTGTCTCTTTCGTCTAATGCCACTGCTAATTTGATTGCTGGACGTTATGTTTATGATGTTGAGTTGATAGATGGTGCTGGTAGAATTTCCAGAATCATCGAGGGTACAGTTACAATAACACCAAATGTAACGAGATAAAGCAATGGCAATTGATACAACGAATCAAATAACTGTTGAATTTACACCAGTTGATACGTTCCAATCTACTGATATTTTAACAATATCAGGAACTACTGCAGTTCTTAATAGATTGGATGGTCTTGACGATGTTGTGGAAGGCGTATCGGTCGCTAATAACATGACTTTAGTGTACAATTCAGCAACAGATAAATACGTAGTACAAGAACTAAATTTGGACGGGGGAACGTTCTAGAATGTCAAACTTAATACAGATTAAACGCAGTAGCTCAACTACTGCGCCAGCGTCGCTAGCGAACGGCGAATTCGCCTACTCGTTTGCGACATCATCCAACACATTGTGGATCGGCGATCCACGCAATGTAGTACCAGGTACTCCGTTACGAATTGCTGGTGGTAAATACGCTTTCCTACATCAGGCGGGTCTTCAGGCCGGCACCGATGAAGGTGGTAAACTAACTGCCAACGCCGTTGTAATCACTAACGCTAATAACTTCCTAGATCAGTTTAAAACCAATACTATTGTAATTGGTCCTGATGGCACCACAAATGCAGCTGCGACGTTAGTTGTTTCAGGCACAGCAAATATTTCCGGTAATACAACCATTGGTGGAAATCTTTCAATCGTTGGCGGAACTACAATTGGTGGAAACGTAGCATTTGATACAGATACGCTGTTTATTGATTCGGTCAATAATCGTGTTGGTATTCTAACTACGACTCCTGATGCTCCATTACAAGTAAACGGAGCTGCTAACGTTGCTGGGGCTGTTAAGCTAGGTAGCACGCTAACTGTTACTGGTCTAACAACTCTAAACGGCGATCTTAATACCACAACAGCAAATGCTACAACCGGTATTAACGTTGGTGCAAACGTTAACGTTTCTACATCAAAGATCACTGTTGGTAATTCGTCTGTTAATACAACGATTACTTCAACAGCAATCAACACTCAAGGAACATTGGATGTTCTAAGAGCAACAACTTTATCAAACACGATTGCCGTTACTGGCAATGCTACTTTCAGCAATACTATTGCTGTTACTGGCCAGGCAACATTTACAGCAAACGTTGTTGTTGATACGAGCACATTCTATGTTGATACAACAAACCATCGCGTTGGTGTTCTAACAACTACCCCTGACTCAGGATTCCAAGTAAACGGAACTGCAAATGTTGTTGGTAATACTACAATCGTTGGTAAGTTATTACAAGTTGCAAATGCTTCATTCAGTAATACAATAGCTGTTACTGGCAATGCAACATTCTCAAATACAATTGCTGTTACTGGTGCTGCTACATTCAGCAATACAATTACTATCGCAGCTAACGTTGCTGTTGATACAAACGTATTGTTTGTTGATACTCTCAACAACCGGGTTGGTATTAACGATGCAACTCCAGCGGTAGCTTTAGCAATCACTGGTAGTTCTACAGTATCTGCCAACTTAACAGCAAACAACTTATTGATCAATGCTGATGCAACGATCAACGGTAACTTATCTGTTAATGGTACACTTACAACAATTGATACAGTTAACTTAGTTGTTGAAGATCCATTATTCAAGTTAGCTAAAAACAATAACGTAGCAAACAGCGCTGGTGATACAGTAGACTCTGGTTTCTATGGCATGTATGCAAATACTACCACAGATATGTTTAGCGGTATGTTCCGCGATGCGTCTGATGGTAAGTATAAGTTATTTACTGGATTAACTGCTGAGCCAACAACTACTGTTGATACATCAGCTCCTTCATTCAGTTATGCAACTCTGAATGCATTCTTGGAGATGAGTGGCTTTAATGCTAATACTACTCAATTCAACGTCACTGCAAACTCAACATATCAAGTTGCTTTAGTTGCAAATACATTAACGTTAGCGACTCAGCTTGCAGTTGGTAGTGGTGGTACAGGAGCAACCTCGTTTACATTGAACGGTGTTCTGTATGGAAACTCAACAAGTGCTGTTCAAGCAACAGCAGCTGGTGCAAACGGCGATGTGTTACAAGTCGTGAGCAACGTTCCAGCGTTCGGAACTCTTGATGGAGGCACGTTCTAAATAGTACGGGCTTTTTAACTTTATTATAGGATAAGTGATGGATCAACAAGAATTTCTTAATGCATATATTCAACGTATGTTGGCACTCAATAGTGAACTAACAAACAAGAATGTAATGATTGAAACACGGTTTATGTTGCTAGAAAAAAAGTATACAGAACTAGTGGAGAAGTATAATGCGATGGTGTTAAAGTACGAGCCTCCTATCAATACAGAGGGCGACCGTGCAGTACCACTAGAGCAACCGAAGTCCTCTAAAGACGAACAATTTTGAACTTCAGGCTGCTCTATAGCAGCTTTTAACTCTAGATAGAGACATGGCTGGGAATAAAATTCAATTAAAACGCACTAGTGTAACTAGTCGCGTACCTTCGAATACTGACATCGACGTCGGCGAGTTAGCAATTAACTTAGCTGACAATCGGCTATTCACAAAGAACGGCTCTAATGCCGTTATCGACGTCCACGGTCAAAGTCTCAACACAACAGCAGCAGTTCAGTTTGCAAACGTTACAGCAAATAACGTTCTCGCTACTACGATCACTGGTAATTTAGCATGGACGTATATTACAAACGTTCCGTATGCAAATTCAACAGCAAATGGCGTTGTTACTCTCATTGATAGCGTTAGCAATACATCTGCTACAATTGCAGCTGCAGCAAACTCTGTAAAGACAGCATATGATGCCGCTACTGCTGCATATGCAAACGCAATTGCTTATAGTAGCTCAATTAACATTCCAGACGGCATTACTCAACTCGCGGTAACTAATAGCGGATCGTCGGGATATCTTTTAGATCAATATACTGGCAGCAATCCAACAATATATGTTGGTGGTGGCGAGACGATATCATTTAGTCTAGCAGTACCTGGTCACCCATTTTTAATCCGCGTATCAAGCGGAGGCGCTAATACTACTGATGGTTTAACTCATGTATCTAATACTGGCGTAGTAACAACCGGATCAAGCGCGCAAGGGCAAGTTGATGGTACTTTATATTGGAAGGTGCCGTTTTCCCTTGTTGGTAGCACATATGTTTATCAATGCAGCATTCATGGAGGAATGGTTGGAAACATCGTTATTACTCCTCCATCAAGCTATTTTGCCAATGCGAGCAATATAACATCTGGTACACTTGATACAGCACGGCTACCGGCTACTGCCAATATATCCACTGCGGTAAACGTTGGAGCCAACGTTAATTTAACTACATCTGGTATCAGTGTAGGAAACTCGTCAGCCAACGTTCAGATTACCGGTAGTGGTATTAACACAAATGGTACAGTAGCTGTAACAAACACACTAGCAGCCGGCAACACGACAATCACTGGTTTTGCCAATGTAAGCTCTACTCTTTCCGTTACAGGAGTTGCAACATTCGGTAATAATGTTGTTGTTTCTGGTAACTTAGTCGTTACAGGATCAACGACATATGTCAACACTAACATATTCCAAGTTAGTGATAATATTATTACGCTTAATGCTGATGCAGCTGGCTCTCCTACGGATAACGTAGGGTTTGAGGTCAACAGAGGATCAAGCGCATACACATATTTGTTATGGGATGAGGGAATTGATAAGTGGACGTTTACTAATGATGGCACCACTTATTTTAACATTGCTTCTAATACAGATGTAAGTACAGCATACTCTAATGCTACTTCTTATGCAGATACCAAAGCTGCAACTGCTTATTCAAATGCTACTTCTTATGCGGATACCAAAGCTGCAACTGCATACTCTAATGCCGTTGCTTATGCAGCAGCAAACACATATGTAAACACAACATTTGCTCCACTAGCCGGGGCCACATTCACTGGACCTGTTTCTGGCATTACTACATTAGCAGCCGGCAATACTACAATTACTGGTTTTGCTAATGTATCTTCTACTCTACAAGTAGGAGCAAATGTTATATTAGGTACAACTACAATCTCCGCAAATGGAGGGGTAGGATCCGCAGGCCAGGTTTTAACATCTGGTGCTGGTGGAAACGTTTATTGGTCTACTATTGCGACTGGTGGATTTACTAATGGCCAGTCTATATCTGTTGCTAATCTTGTTGTAACAAACATAGCAACACTCAATGCGGTATCTGCTAACGGTGGATTAGGCTCTGCAGGGCAAGTACTAACAACAAATGGATCTAATGTATATTGGTCTACTGTTAGTGGTGGTGGCGGATCATCTAATACGTTTGCTACAATCTCTGTATCTGGTCAAACGGATGTTGTTGCCGATAGTACAACAGATACTCTAACGCTTGTTGCTGGTAACAACGTAACGATTACAACTGATGTTAGTACAGATACAATTACATTTGTTGCAAACAATACATTATTCACACTAACAACAGTTTCCAATACTTCTTCTGCTAACATTTCGTTAACAGGAACCGGACTAACGGCAAACACAGTTAAAGTTATTGGAGCTGGAGGCGTCAATGTCAATTCTAATGGTTCAGTTATTACCATTGATGGTACTGGAGTATCAGGTGGCGGTGGTGGATCAAGCAATTCGTTTGGCACTATTACCGTTTCAGGTCAGTCAGATGTTATTGCAGACCAAGCCAACGATGTCTTAACGCTTGTTGCCGGCAGTGGTATGACAATTACCACAAGCCCAGCTGGCGATACAATTACATTCTCATCTTCTGGGGGCGGATCTGGTACTGGCACAGGAACAGCATTCATTGCTGCTCGTGATAACTTTACTGCAAACGGTACACAGACAGTATTCTCATTATCAGTAAACGCAACTGCCAATAGCATCTTGGTTGCTGTTGATGGTCTAATTCAATTCCACCCAGAAGATTATAGTGTAAGCGGAACTACTCTCACTTTCGTTACCGCTCCGGCCAATAACGAAGTATTGGAAGTGTTGCATATTAGTGGAGCAACAAACTATTTGTTCCAGCAGTATGCTGCTATTGATTCGTTTAGTGGTAATGGATCAAACACCGCATTTACACTTACTCGTTCTGCTAATACAAATACAGCTCAAGTTTATTTGGACGGTTTGTTACAAGATCCAAATAACGATTATACATTCAGCGGTTCAACGCTAACATTTACTACAGCTCCGTTATCTGCTGAAGCAATCCTCGTTTACCATACAGAGTCTTCTTCTGGTAATCCACATTTAACATCGATCTCTGGCGTTGATACGTTTGCTGGTGATGGAACAACAACAGGATTCACGTTAACCGGAACAGCAAACAGCTCGACATCTTTTGTTACTGTTAACGGCTTAGTCCAGCGTTATACCACGGACTACTCGCTGTCCGGAACGACGTTAACATTTGTTGATGCACCTCCAAATGGATCAGCTGTCCAAGCATGGCGCTTGACTGGTTCATTGGGCGTAACGTATAAGACAATCCAAGTTTCGGGACAATCTGATATTGTTGCTGACCAAGCAGATGATATTTTGACATTTGCAAATGGCGCTGGTATTACAATCACAACAAATGCATCAACAGATACGTTGACCATTGCTCAATCAGCAATTACAAAACAAAGCTTGACTGGTAATGGATCAAACACAATCTTTACGCTAAGCACAAGCACAACGGAAGATGATATTCTTGTTTTTGTTGATGGTACTTACTTCCATCCAACAGATGATTATACTGTGTCCGGAACAACAATTACATTTGCGTCTGCTCCGATAAATAGTGCAGAGATCAGAATTAGGTACATGAGATAATGGGAATAAGAACTAGAACAATTGCTGCCCAAGTTGCAAATTCGTTTTCGAATGCAACTAATACTCAGACGTTGACACCAACAGCTAACGTTACATTTGAGAAGTTAACATCAAACACTTCTATTATCACGACCGCCAACGCAACGACAATTAATGCTGGAAGCATTGGGGTGAGCGGTAACTTAGCTGTCAATAGTGCTGTAACAACTAATACGATGGAGGTTGGTGGTGTTGGTGGATATGGTACTGTAACTACAACACAATTTTCTAGTGTGTTTGCTAAAGCCAATGGATTCAATGCCACTTCGCTAATGCAGGTCAAGGGCAACGACGGCACGGTTGGTATGGGTATGCGAGCCGTCACGGGTGGCACCAGCCTAATTTATTCGAACGGGCAGATAGACTTTAGAGTTGGTTCAACTATTAGAGATTTGGATACCCCAACAGGTGGCACCACCTACATGACACTAGGTACCACTGGAGTATTAACATTATCAGCAAACGTCGTACTAGGCACAACAACAATTACAGCAAATGGTGGCGTTGGTACTGCAGGCCAAGTATTGACTTCAGGTGCAACCGGTAACGTATATTGGTCTACTGTTGCTACGACATTAGATGCTGTATTAGGAATTGGTAACACAACAACAAAAGCATTAACTACTGGTACGTTAACTGTTAATGGTGCAATCAGAACAACAACAGCATTTATTGAAAATGCAACGGCAGTAACAGCAGATTATACAATAACTGCAAATACCAATGCAATGACTGCTGGTCCAATATCAATTGCAAATACAGCAACAGTAACAATACCTTCTGATTCTAATTGGATTATTCTATGACAGTTACTATTAGCGGAAACGGAGCATTTAGCGGTGCTAGTTTTGTATCAAACAATATTTCTGATTACGCTATAACAACAGCTCATTTAGCCAATAGTTCTGTTACTATTCCTAAGATAGGATATGCTGGAGCTTTATTACAAGTAGTTAGTGGTGGGGGAGGTAGTGTAACGGTAACGACAGCATATAATAACGCATCTTTGTCGCCAATACATCAGCTATCCATTACAGCAGTATCATCGACTTCTAAATTCTTAGTAACATGGACTGCTCAATGCGGTCAGCTTGGACCATATAGAAGTCAATTGTTGTTATCAAAGAACTGGGTTAACGGTACAGCTGCCATTGATGGTAATTACATATGGTATGATCACTATGGCATGTATATCGATACCTCTATGACATCAAGACATCCAGGAGGGTTTACGTATCTAGATACAGGATCCTTGACTGCTGGAACATCTAGAACGTACTATGTATTTGGAGGAACTATTGGTGGGGGAAGTCAGACGTTCACTACCCAAAATTTAACTATTATGGAAATTGCTGGATAATATTAAAATGGATCTTACAAAAGCTATTTTATCTTTAAGACCTGGAGCTCAGTGGATGCTACGGGATGAACATTATGCTGGTCTTGAGTGGACAGATACTGAACAAACAAAGCCAACTGAAGCTGAGGTTACTGCTGAGGTGGCTCGCCTTCAAGCTGAATATGATGCTAACGAATATCAACGTCTTCGTAAACCAGAATATCCACCATTAGCAGATCTTGCTGATGCAATATATTGGGCAGCCAAAGGCGACAATACTAAGCTAGATAATTATTATGCTGCTTGTGAAGCAGTGAAATTAAAATACCCAAAGAGTTGATAAATGCCAGTTAAATTAAATTCAAGCGGAGGCGGTTCAGTAACGATAGATGTGCCAAGCACAGCTAGTGCATATACTTTGACTGCTCCTGCTGCTACAGCAACATTGATTACAACAGGGTCAAGTGGTCAGATTATACCTAAGGCTGCCTTACCGACAGGCTCTATTTTGCAAATTACGCAAGGAACGTATCAGGGGGCAACGTCAACTACGTCTGCTAGTTTCCAAACAACAAACCTAACTGGAAGCATTACTCCTCTTTATTCAACAAGCAGAATATATGTTATAGCTACTGGAGCTGCCAAAGTTCAATCAGGCACAACCAATTGTATTACTCTTTACAGAAATGGCTCAAACGTCGTACCTCAGCACCTTTTACAACATTCAGCTGCAGGGGATTATATTCCAATAACACTACAATATTTGGACAGTCCAGGAAGTACGTCTGCTGTAACATACACTGTTTATTTTAGATCTGCAGCAGGCAGTGCTTCTTACACATCAGCATTTGGGGGAGATAGTTACAGCGCTTACCCTCTTATGATAATTACTATGATGGAGATTGCGGGATGAACAAACACGAAGCAATTTATAAAACTAATCCTACTGTTGTCACTATCCGTGGCGATGAAGCATTTGACGTTAATGACAACGCAGTCGTTTATGACAAGGCGACAGTCCAAGCATACATGGATTCGCATGCTTACAAACAACAACGAGCAGCTGAGTATCCTTCCTATGCTGATCAGTTCGATACAATATTTCACCAAGGGCTTGACGTATGGAAAGCTCAAATTCAAGCAATCAAAGACAAGTATCCTAAAAATTAATTATGCCAATATCAGTTAACGGTGCAAACGGCATCACATTCGCAGACGGTAGTATCCAGAACACTGGAGCATCGGGCTTTGGGTTTAAGAATCGTATTATTAATGGTGCAATGGTAATTGACCAGCGTAATGCTGGTGCTAGTACAAACAATGCTGGCAGTGCTACAACATATTCATTAGATAGATGGGCTTATTATGGTCCTAGTTCTTCTAAATTTTCTATTCAACAATCTTCTACTGCTCCTGTTGATTTTGTTAATTCTTTGCTAATAACTTCTTTAGCTGCTACAAGCATGTCAGCAAGCACTCAATATCTTTTGAGGCAAGCTATTGAAGGTTATAACATAGCTGATCTGAACTGGGGTTCAGCTAACGCTAAGAATGTAACATTGTCTTTCTGGGTTCGCTCAAGTTTAACAGGGGCATTTGGCGGTTCTATTACTAATGGCGATGTAAATCGCTCTTACCCTTTTAGTTACACCATTTCTTCAGCAAATACATGGGAGCAAAAATCAGTAACTATTACTGGTCCTACTAGTGGAACTTGGAATACAGCGAACGGGACAGGGTTACGGTTGTATTTTGCTTTAGGTGCAGGCTCAGATTATAACGGAACTGCTGGCGCATGGGCTACTGTTAGCGATGTTACATACCCAACTGGCTCGACAAATATTCTTGGAACAAACGGGGCCACATTCTACATTACTGGCGTCCAGTTAGAAAAAGGTTCTACAGCAACAGCTTTCGATTATAGAGATTTTGGTCGTGAGTTCATAATGTGTCAAAGGTACTATCAAAGATGTTGGGACTATGGGACTGCAACGGGGACAGTTGTTGCAGGACCTGTCGGAGGGACTTGGCAATATAACCAATATTCTTTTTTCTTAGGAACTGGAAATTATGGAATAAACTGCGGTACGCCGTTTCCAACAGTTATGAGGGCAACTCCAACTATAACAATATATTCTGCTGCGAACGGAACAGCAGGAAGTGTTACTCCTTGGAATAGTAGTGATTATTCTATTACTAGCAATGGTGGGTTTGTAAACGCAAGCACGACTAGAATCACTGGGGCATCATATAACAACGGAACTACAGCAGGACTGGTATATGCTTTCTATTGGACTGCTGCAGCGGAGCTATAAATGTATAAATTAACTTACGATAAAGAATTAAATAAAGTAGCCAATGTAGTTATTCGTATTGAAGATCAAGCATTTATTCCGTTTGACCCCGACAACACAGACTACCAACAATACCTAAAATGGCTTGCTGAAGGCAACGAGCCATTACCAGCGGACGAATAAATAAAAAGACATGACACTCCAAGTAAATCTTAAACAATTAAAAGCTGATGGAGCTTCTAATAACTACGTTTTAACGTGGAGTAATACGTCCAACTCTTGGGTTACATCAAACGTATCTTCTGTTATTGTTTCTGGTAACTCTTCAGTTGCTGGTACGTTACAAATTGTTGATACAACATCGAACACATCAGCAACAATTGCTGCATCAGCAAATTCAGTTAAGTCTGCATACGATACGGCAGTCACAGCTCAGAACATGGCTGCAAATGCATATACAAATGCTGCTTCTGTTGCTGCAACTGCATATTCAAACGCTGTAACATATGCTGGTACAATTGCTGCGACTGCTTACACGAATGCTGTTGCTTATGCGGCTGCAAACACATATGTAAACACGCAACTTGGTTTGAAGGCTGATTTAGCATCACCAACATTTACCGGAACAATATCGGGGGTAAACCTATCGTTAACAGGAAACTTAACAGTATCCGGAACAACAACGTATCTTAACACAACTACGTTAAATATTGGCGATAATATTATCACTTTAAATGCAGATCTAGGAGCAGTAGCACCTTCTGAGAATGCTGGTTTAGAAGTGATGCGTGGCACATCTGCAAATGTATCGTTTGTGTGGAATGAGACAACAGATTATTGGAACATAGGTAATACAGCGATTACAGGACAATTACAAGCCAACACTGGTTTATTGTCAGCAAACACAATTCAATTTAATGATGGATCTCAACAATCAACTTACATAGATCCCATTGCGATGTCTATAGCCTTGGGGTGATTATGAAACGCAGCGGAATATATTCAATCACCAACAAGCTAACTGGTAAAACTTATATCGGTCAGTCTAACGATATCGATTATCGATTTAAGCGTCATAAAGATGTTGTTTTAAAGAATAAAAAACAATATTGTTATCATGTGCATAATGCAATGCGCAAGCATGGAATAGATAATTTTGAATTTAAAGTTTTAGTGTTGGTTGAAGGCAAGGAAATGCTTAATTTATTAGAGACGCGTATTATTGCTGGATTTGGCACGCTAGCTCCAAAAGGTTATAATTTGGATACAGGTGGTTCAGTTAATCGCAAATACTCAGAATATAAAAGAAAAAAAATGGGTAAGTGGGTCAACCCTAATAAAGGTCAGAAGGTAGAAATTACTGAAGAAGAGCGTATTCGACGTCGTGAAAATATGATCAAGCAAAACAAATTGCGCGCTGGCGAAAAACGTACCGAAGAGCAAAAGCGTGCTCATTCGGAAAAAATGAAAGGTCGTGCTGCTTGGAATAAGGGAATGCCTTTATCAGAAGAGCAAAAAGCTAAGTTACGGGCTACCGACAAATCATATAAACAAACAGAAGAATTTCAAACTAAACATAAAGCCGGCGTTGCTAAGTATTGGGAAAATTACCACAAGCAAAAACAGGCTGCTATAGCATTAGGATAAATAACACATGGCTTCTACATTCAAATCCTCAGTTGCAAAATCAGTCGGAACAAGTGCTAACTCAATCTACACTGTCCCGTCAGTTACTACGACTACCGTAATTGGTTGGAACCTTTGCAACACAACAACTAACCCAGTAACAGTTGATCTATACTTTACTCGTAGCTCTGTTGATTATTATATCCTAAAAGGTTCTACTGTTCCTGTCGGCGGTGCGTTAGTTCCAGTTGGCGGAGAACAAAAATTAGTATTGCAAGCAGCTGATGTATTGAAAGTATTATCAAGTGCTGCTACTTCAATCGATGCTACTGTATCTTATCTTGAGACGACGTAATGGCATACGTAGGCAATAGTCCAACCCAACAAAGTTTTACTGGAGGTGTTGACCAATATAATGGCAACAACTCTAATACTGTCTTTGGGTTAACAAGAACAATTAACACAGTATACGATATTGATGCTTATGTAGAGAACGTTTGGCAAAGACCAACGACTGGTTATACAGTATCTGCTAATACAATCACGTTTACTTCTGCTCCTCCTGCTGGATCAAATAACGTTGTAGTTGTTTATAGAAACTTCTCTGCAACATCTATTATTCCTCAGCAAGGATCTGTTACTCATACAGCATTTGCTGCTAATGCAATTCCAGCTGCTCTAGGATACACTCCAGCAAACAAAGCCGGAGACACGTTTAGTGGAGCAGTGTCTGGTATTACTACATTAGCATCTGGTAACACTACAATAACTGGCTTCGCCAATGTATCTTCTACACTACAAGTTACAGGTAACACCACATTCTCGGATACTGTAACTGTTACCTCTTCCGGAACAACAAACGTTGCTATTACATCCACCAATGGTACTGGCAAGAAGTGG